GATGCGTTGAATGCCTGTAGAAGGAGTACCGTTCCCTGTGGACGGACTTTTTCTAAGGTTGACTTTTTTATGTAATGTTGTTAAACTAAGAAAGTTTATAGACAAAGAGGCTAGAACCGTTACATATCAACGTTCCTAGCCTCTTTATTCTTTATTCTGTCTACGATTTGTCTACAAAACGCCTTGTCTACATCACCTTGTCTACAAGGTCGGCAGTCTCGCGGGCCATTTTCTCTGTATCGTGCGAGTAAAGATTCTCCGTAAGCGATACATCGGCATGGCCGAGACGGGCGGCAACATCAACCGGCTTCGCTCCGGCTTCTATCAGCCTTGTCGCGTGAGTATGACGTAGTGAGTGGAAGTTCAGGTTTGCCACCTTCTTCAAATTGTACATGATCTTCTCGCGCGTGATGGTCGTACCGAACTTGTCTGTGCAGACGAGGGGCATCTCTTGAACGTCTTTCGGCTTATCCATCGCTGGCAACATGAGCAGTGTTTTCTCGTCGCCGTGTGCATACGCTACTTGATATGCTGCGCCTAGCCGTAATCTCTCCGCTACTTGCGATTTGTGCCAGTCTCTCAGGAAGGTTACAAGCTTGTCGCTTATGCAGATGGTACGTATACTCTTATCTGTTTTTGGTGGCGCAAAGAAGCTCTTGCTTCTAATGCTGTCAGGATGAAGTTGCCGGACGATGTGAATCTCCTTCTTCTCGAAGTCAATGTCGTTCCAGCACAATCCGAGCACTTCGCCGATTCTCAAGCCGGCATAATATCCGAGCATGATGGGAGCAATCAGACATTTTGTACGTTCATTCTCTCCGAAGATCTTCACGATCGACGCAAATTCTTCCGGCGATATGACGCGCCTCTTCACAATCGACTTAGGCGCAGAACGGGGTACTTTGATATATAGCGCCGGATTCGTCACTATTATCTCAGCTGGATATACAGCATACTTAAACATGAGCTTCAAAACAGACAATGTCCCCAGTATTGTCTCCCTGCTCTTGCCATTCTCCGCCATGCTGCGCACAAGTGCATCTACGTCGCGCGGCTTGATATCCTGCATATACAGATTAGCCATGCGTGGCTTGATGGCTGACTTGTAGCGGCTGGCATATTGCAAGTATGTCCCACGCTTCACGTTGGGGCGCACGACGTTTTCCAGCCAGTTCTGGAAGAAGCTGCAAAGTAATACTTTACTACTTACTATCCCTATGCCGCCGTGCTTCCAATCTGCATACGCTTCGACACCTGCGTCGTATGCTTCATCCTGCGACGCGAAGCCGCCTTTCTCTTTCATCTTACGGCGCCCTGTCTCTGGATTCTTGCCGATCTCAAACGAGTACGACCATGTTTTCCCACGCTTTCTTGTGCGTATCGTTGCCATTTTTTTCTCCTTTCTCCGCGACTTTTGCGCGGTGGTTGTGGTATAATAAAGACATAACGAACCTATTGAGGTTATTCACATCGGCGTACCTTTTCACGCCAGTCCCTTGCTCCGACAAGGGCAAACGAAGATGGGGAGCGGCCACGGCTAATGCGGTATTTGATTCTGTAGAGCGGGAGGCCTGAGGAGGCGACCCGCTCTTTATTAAATTATTCGATTCGGAGGTGTAATTATGATTGTGGAACACATAACGGATGAAGAAAAGGTGAGGAGAATCCTTGCTGACCGTGAAGAAGATTTACTGCAACGTGATATCCTCGATGCAATCCGAAAACACAACGTCAAGTATTATCGGCTCAAGGATATCATGGACGAGATACTTGATAATATCAGTACCTATGTGCAGGTAAACAAGGATTCTGTCAGTGAAGAAATCTATCCATGCATCCCTGATGAGACTACGAGGAGAAAATAATTTCTTCGGCTACCTTTACCGCTATATTCTTTACGATGTCCATCGACATAGTACCAGCGTTTTCTCTTATCATTTCTTTGACCTTTTTCCATACCTTCTCACTTCGTATGTTGTCTAGGTAGTCTCTCCCTTTTGGCGTCAGGTCAACGATTCGATAGACTCCTTTGTTGGTCAGCTTGCATTGGACATATCCTGACATCCGAAGGTATTCAATGTTGGTGCGCATCGTGGCGTTTGATGGTATAGGCGATATCTGCTTCTGATAAAACGAATCGAGTATGTGATTCTTGCCATTGCTGTGTTCCTCAGTAATCAGCAGAATCTCTCGAATCAGATCATAGTCAAGTTTCATAGTTCCCCCCTGCCGCCTTCGGGCGGCTTTTTATTTCGAGAAGTCTTTCATCTTTACATCCTGACTCAAATACTCGTCGTCCAGCTTGCGATTCACCTTGTCGAGGTATTCGCTCTGCTTGTCGAGGTAGTCGCTTTCTTTCTGCCGTAGGTCATCCTCATCCATCTGCCGCATGATGTCGCTTACGCTGACGTCGCCCTGTGCTGCGGCTGGCGCGGGCTGGTTATCTACCTGATCTTGCAGGTCAGCGTTCTTATTCTTCAGGTCTTGTACCGTTGCCAGTAAGTCCATAATCTTGCGCTGTGACTGGTCCACTTGATTACTCTTACCGTCTACCTGTTCTTGTAAAGCCTGTACCTGCTGATGCTCAGTGTAAGCGTAGTAGCCTGTGCCTGCCAGAGCGATGGCGAGGGCGGCTATAATGACGTGTTCGTTCTTCATGTTATTCACCTCTTTTTTATTGCCGTTTCGATATCGTCAGAATGAAGCCGCCTGCACATACAACTGCTATAATGACTTCCTGCAAGCCGAGCCGCCCATAGGATATGTCGGTATATTGCTTGAGGTCTTTGCTTATATTGGGCTTGCTAGAGAATGTGCCATAGTTGATAGTGCCATTCATTGTTTCATAGGAATGATGGTTTTTTAGATACGTTGCAGGGATGCTTGTTTTGTATGGCACAAAGAACAGTAGTGATATCAGTGATATGACGCAGAATATCAACACCCAGAACTTCATGGGATACGAGTGCATGAAGTTTAAAATTTTTCCTTTTCTCTCATTGAATTTACTCGTTGATTGTTTTGAGAGTGTTTGCTTATCGTTATCGTCCATATTTTCCACGCTCTCCTTTTTACTACTGCAAATCAGTATGATAACCATAATGAATGATACGAGTGGCAGGAACATAGCGATGATGGCAGATATACACTTGCCCGTGCTGTATCCAAGAAAACGCGCTCTTTTCCATGAAGTAACAAAGAAGAGTATGAGCGCCAGTACGCCAAGCGAACTGGACGTTGTATATTTTCCTTCTATCAATATTCTGTTTAATATCAGGGCAATGAATAGCAGTACTGTAGCACTAATGTATTTCCATCTAGTCATACTCAAACGCTCCTTTATTTCAAAAGGTTATAAGCTCCCATAATTGCCCCGGCTATCATCAAAGCGAAGCCGATTACAGTAAAGACAATGCCATACTTTCTTCTTAATGCGCTCATATCGAAAACCTTGCGTTCATCGAATCCCATGAGCTGCAACAAGAAACCGAACAGGAATATATGGTAGGCGAGCGAGAAGTGATTGAACGCGAACGGCATGATGAAGATGGCTATCAGCTTTATCAAGTCATTGCCGAGAGATTCAGCGAACCCTTCTACAACGATCATCGACAAGAAGAAATAAACAATCATATCGACATAGACGTTGCTGATGAGGATGTAAGTTGCAAGTAAAGCAATGAATGGCACGATCTTCATTATGAGTTTTCGGCGTTCGTATGTATCAATGGAAATACCGTTCCTTTTCTCGAAGCACTCTGTGCAGAAATACACCTTCTCTCCAGTCTCTCGGCTAGTACCGACGACCATATTTGTCTCGTCAAGCTCTTTTCCACAATCTCTACATACCATCGTGATAACCACCTTCCTATAATTATCTCAATGTTGCGACTTTAACTGTACATATCCATCGAGCGTGTTCTATCATTATCTATCAGAACTTTCTAATAGATTGAACGACACGTCCAATAATCTGCACGGGCAGGTTCTTCACTTCTTGTGCGCTGTAGAAGTGCGGCGTGTACACGGCGGTGTTGTGCCCTATCAGCGTGATACCGTCCGCGCTTTCCTTGACTTCCTTTGCCGTCGCTTCCTCGCCATCTATCAGTACAATGGCTATCTCGCCGTTCTCGACATAGTTCTGGCGGCGCACGATGACGATATCGCCGTCCATAATGGTAGGTTCCATAGACTTTCCGACGATACGAAGACCGAAATACTCGTGGCCATCCTTGGAATACTTGTTGTCGATGTACTCATAGCCGATGATTTCTTCATCTGCTACAATCGGCCTGCCAGCTGCGACACGTCCGACGATAGGTACACGGAATGTGTGGGCGTCAATAGAGACCATATTGGGTATACGAGTAGATAGATCAGTAGGTGCAGCCACTTCCTTATCTTCGCCCATCAGTTCACCCGGAGACACATGCAGAGCATTTGCGATAGCTATCAGCTTGGACTGTGTAATGTCGTTGACTCCCATCTCTATCTTATTAATAGAACTGCGTGACTTGAAGCCTACCAGTCTGGCCAACTCATCCTGAGACATTCCTTTTTCTTCCCTGATTCGTTTGATGTTGCGATACAGTTCTAGCATGGTAGCAACTCCTTTCGTCTTTTCTTACTATTATATCTATATGATACAGTTTTGTTGACTCAAAATCAATGTTTTTTTACAAAACCTAAAAAAACATGTTGACAATGAATCTACAAGGTGATATAGTAATGATTGTAGATGATGAGTCTACAAAAACGAAGGCGAGGTGATACCGTGACAGATGCACTGGAGCTTGATTATGCAATCAAGAAAGCAGGACTCAATCGCCCAAAGATCGCTAAAGTCCTTGGGATTTCTATGATGTCTCTGTTTAATAAGATTCATAATCGGACAGAGTTCAAGGCTAGCGAGATTGCAGCGCTGAAGCAGGCGCTTCATCTCAGCAACGAGCAGAGAGACAAGATTTTTTTTGCGCATGATGTAGATGCAAAATCTACAAAGGAGGATTAAGACATGGGTGACTTAGCGAAAGTACCTCACGTGCTCGACAGCCGCGAGGTAGCAGAGATGGTAGGAAAGCGGCACGCGAACCTGATTCGCGACATTGAGAACTATATCGAGGTCATGGGCAAGAACTCAAAATTGAGTTCTTCAAACTTCTTCATCGAGCGCACCTATAAACAGGCTGGTAACGGAAAGGAAGTCAAGCGCTACGACATCACGAAGAAGGGCTGCGAGATGGTAGCCAACAAGCTGACCGGTGAGAAAGGCATCCTCTTCACGGCAGAGTACGTCGAGCGATTCAACCAGATGGAGCAGGCCGATGCTATTCCGCGAGTCACGCCGAATCCACATTACCGCACGCGGATGATCGGCACGGCAGTCCGCGATGTAGGCAAGACGGCCGAGGCGCTGGAGAAGGTATTCGGTTGCCGCCACGGCATGGCGCTCGCAACGGCATCGTCGATGGTCGGCGAAGCCTACGGCATCGACATGACGCCAGTCCAGCGGCTCATTCCAGCAGAGGACAATCCGGGAACGTTGAGTCCTTCGCAGATTGCAGAGTCGCTTGGCCTCTTCAACAAGCAGGGCAACCCTGACGCACAAACAGTCAATCGTATGTTGCAGTCATGCGGCTTGCAGGACAAACCGCGCGATACAAGCGGGGCAAACCTCAAGAACGCAAAGTGGTTCCTGACGGAAGAAGGCAAGTTCTACGGCGAGCAGAAGCCGATGGACAATAAAAGAACGGGCTACAGAGGCTACCAGATTTGCTGGAACGCCGATGTGCTCAGTCTGCTGAGAAAGACGATGAACTGAGGTGAGAGACATGAAGTTAGAAGAAGCAAAAAGAGAAGCAAGGGAACTTCTCACCAGTCCGCTGACATATAGCCTGCTGGCGTTCGCAGTTTCTTGCTTCTCTCTCGGGTTTGTGGTAGCAGCACGGATGTTCAATCATTGACGGCGACAACAAGGGCAATAATTGAGACGATGAGCGCGGCAACGGAGATGTACAGACTCAGTTTGTTGATATAGTGGTCTGAATCTGCACGGCGCTCCTGGTGTTGGTGCTCATCGTAGTCAGCCAACAGGTTGCGACTATCAACTGTCAAATCCACTCTGGTTTCAACAGATCCTGACAGTAGGCCGCCTCTAATGAAGCCCTTGACTCGCGACCAGCCATAGATGTCTACGAGCGTACTGGAAAGCATTGGCAGACGATGTTGCCGAACGAAGCAAAGCATTTCGATCACTTCGGCGTTAGTAAGTTTTCCGGGGTGGTCATGGAACATATCAATCAACTCCTTGTGGAGATTATACCATTAAACAGGAATGGGAGATGATCGGGATGACAGAGGAATATCTTAAGCAGCTTCTCGCTGAGGCCATCGCATCGGTGGCCGTCCAGCCGGAGCTGCTCAAGCTCAAGGATGTTGCGACGATGTTGTCATTGTCGCAACCGTCCGTCCTGCGTCTCGTAGACGCGGGGAAGATTCCATTCGTGCTCTACGAGAGCAAACGCATGTACCGCCGCCGCGATGTGATGGCGTACATCGAGAACATGGAGACGTATAGAGGGAGGAATACAAATGGAGTCGCGTAAAGTTCGCCGCCGCCAGCTTAAGCCGTGGGCAAAGAAGCTGAAAGGCTACTTCGAAAAGTTCGGTGAGGCCGTGCTCATGGCATTTATGGGCATCGGGACAGCAGTTCTTCTTGCTCAATTCTTCGGGCTTATGCTCGGAGTCATCGAGCCGTGAAAGGAGTGACAAGCATGGTCAGCATGAAAGATATCATCAAAACATTCGAGGAGGACGGCTTCCGCCACATCGGCACGATCGGCGGCGTTCCATACTTCATCGACAACAGCTCTTGCCCGTGGGCAAAGACGGACGTCTACAAGTACGACCCGCTCAACGAGTTCGGCTACAGCATCGACCGTCTGGAGACCGTAAAGGACCCTATCGTCAAGCAAGCTGCTGAGGCCGGTATCTACATCAGAGATACAGAAGATAGCGAATATGTTCGCTTCCTGCACGAGATCGGGGAAGAAACGGCAACAGAAAAAGCCGCCCGCAAAAGCCGGACGGCATGAAAAGAAGGTGACATGTATGAGGGTCTTATCATGCGGGGCTAAATCCCCGCGAGACTGCTTCAACTGCCCGTTTGCTGATTGCACTTGCAACGACATGAGCACGGCAGAAGAGGGAAAGTGGATGAGACTGGGCGACACAAAGCGCAAGACCAATCGTGCAATCGTCACGCCAGCCGTCATCTCTAACAATGATACCACAGTACGCGCTGTAAAGTCCAATGTGCGGCGCAATAACTACGAATTTCTGTTCTATTGAGAAGGAGAGAACATCATGAAACTTTATGATATCAATCAGGAAATCCTCGACTGCATCGACATGGAGACGGGCGAGATTATCGCGCCGGAGAAGCTGGAGAGCTTGCAGATGGACAAGCACGAGAAGCTGCGCAACATCGCGTTCGTCGCGCTCAACGCAACTGCTGACGCGAAGGCATACGAGGAGCAGGAGAAGAAGTTCGCCGCCCGCAAGAAGGCCGCGAAGGCTACGGTCGAGTGGGCAAAGGCAACGCTGGCACGCGAGCTTGGCGGCGAGAAGATGAAAGAGGCAGAGTTCACGGTCTCTTACCGCAAATCGGAAGTCGTCGAGATTGCTGATCTCAACGCTGTGCCGGACGAGTTCCTTGCACCACAGCCGCCGAAGGTCGATAAGGTAGGGCTGAAGAAAGCCGTAAAAAGTGGCGCTGTCATCGACGGCGTGACCATTGTCGAGAAGCAGAACATCCAGATCAAGTGAGGCGAGTGACATGGAGAACATGAGTCTATACGAGCAGTTACAGACACCGCCAAACGACGCGCTCAAACCCATCACGTTTGGCGCGCTCAAGGGCAAGAGCGATATCAATCCGCAGTGGCGCTATGAAGCACTCACGGCGGCACTCGGCCCATGCGGCTACGGCTGGCGGTTCGAGATTGCTGACACGAAAACGCAGCAGGTCAGCACCGGCGAGATGATGGTGTTCGTCCTCGTCAACCTTTTCATCAAGCAGGGCGACGAGTGGAGCGCACCGATTCCGGGATGGGGTGGTGACTACCTCATCAAGAAGGACAAGAACGGCATCCACGGCAATGACGAGGCGTTCAAGATGGCAACGACAGATGCACTCGGCACGGCAGCGAAGATGATTGGCCTCGCGGCTGACGTCTATCGCGGTCTCATTGGTAACGGCGCAAGCGATAGCAAGTATGCTCGGCGCGGATATGCCGCTCAGACTTCGCAGGACGCCGCAGGAGCGCGTTCGACGCGAAACGCATATCCTTCTAAGGGTAACGCTAACGACGAGCTTAGAAGCAAGGCTATGCACTCTCTCTCGAAAGAGATGCAGCGCATCGGCGCGTCAGGCGAAGAAGTCTCTGCGCTCTGCGGCGTCAAGTTCGGCAAGACAAATAGCCGCGACCTCTCGACCGGCGAATTGAGTCAGCTTGCTGCGAACCTTGAAGCGTGGATTGCAGAGCAGATGGCGGGCGGCGGCAAATGATTCAGGAGCACGTTCTCGGCGAGATACAGGACGTGAGAGAGGACGGGACGGCAGTCATCACGGCTGGCCTTCCCGACCTCGACCGCGCTCTGCTACGCCAGTACAAACGAGTTGAGATCATCCTGCCGGACGGGCGGCGAATCACCGCAGAGCAAAGGCGGAAGGTGTACGCGATTCTCGGAGAAATATCCGATTACGTCAACGGCTTCCGCGATGGCGACGCGCTGGAAGAGACAAAGGCGACGATGAAGATGGACTTCATGCTCAAACGAATGGAGTCGATGGAGCGCCGGTTGTTCTCTCTCTCAGATTGCTCCGTCACGACGGCACGGTCGTTCATTGACTATCTGATATCGTTCGTCATCGCGAATGATATCCCGACGAAGGTATCACTCATCGAACAGTGTGAGGATGTCAGCCAGTACATGTACGCATGTACCTACCACCGCAAGTGCGCGGTGTGCGGCAAGGCGGCTGACATCCACCACTGCGAAGGTTCGCGAATCGGCGCTGGAGTTGATCGCACGAAAGTGCATCAGCTAGGCCGTGAGGTCCTGCCGCTGTGTCGGGTACATCATACTGAGTGCCACAGCGACGAGGCAGGATTCATCAAAAAGTACCATCTGCAAAAGGTGAAGTTAGACGAAGCCCTTTGCAAGCGGCTGAAGTTCAAGAAATGAGGTGAAAGATATGTCAGTGATTCGAGTCGAGAAAACCAGCAACTATACCGTCATGGCGAACTACCACTTCAAAGAGAAGGGGTTGTCGCTCAAAGCGAAGGGCATCATGTCGCTCATGCTGTCCCTGCCAGAAGACTGGGACTACACCGTCGCAGGGCTGGCAACATTAAGCAAAGACGGCATCGAGTCGGTTAGATCGGCGTTGCGCGAGCTTGAGAAGTTCCACTACCTGACGATGGAACAGACGAAAGACAAGGCAGGCAAGTTCTCGACTACCAACTACGTTCTGCATGAAAAACCGTTCACGGAAAACCCGATAACGGGAAACCCGATAACGGGTAAACCGATATCGGAAAAACGCACGCAATTAAATACTAACCTATCAAGTACGAAAGAAGTAAGTACGAAGAGACAAATTACACATCAGGAGAAGAAGGACCCGTTTGCGGTTGCATCTCCGAAATTGTGTGAAGCTCTTCGAGGGTTCGAGGCCTCACGCAAGGCGCTGCACAAGCCGCTTACTCTCAGAGCGAAGGAACTTATCGTCAAGAAGCTTGAGAAGCTGGCACCGCAGAACGAGGCGTTGCAGGTCGCTATCTTAGATCAGAGCGTGGAGCGAGGCTGGCAAGGGGTGTTCCCTCTCAAGACAGATTGGAAGGTAGAAAGGAGCGAGAAGCATGGACTTCATGGAGATGCTGGCGAAGAGAAATCCGAATATGCAGCGTATTTTGATGGAGACACGTAAGAAGCATGAAGAGGAACTGAAGGAAGCGCGAGATCATCTCGGCGAGATTCAGGAAGCGCTCGGGCTGGGCAACGACCATCTTAGTGACGATGACCTTCTCGAAGCTGCTGAAGCGGTCGAGATGATGAATCAGAAAGCGTATGACTGCCACCTCTGCACATTCACAGTAGAGAATTGCGACATGTGCAAATACACGAATATTGTCGCCAGAAGCAACAAGTATCTCAGAGACGATTACTTCGCGCCGTGCTCGATGTATAAGACGAACCGCAAGTTGCGGGAAGTATCTAAGCTGATGAACGCTAGCGGGCTTGGCGACCGATTCAAGCAGCGCAGATTCGAGACGTTCCGGCCAGATTCAAACACGGCGGGTGCAAAGCAGGAAGCGGAGCGATTTTGCGAGGACTTGCGGAACAATCCGAAGGCTACGGGGCTGATGCTCGTCGGCCCATACGGCTGTGGCAAGACGCACCTTGCGGCGTCTATTGTGCATCGTTGCGCTGAGTTCGGCATCGCTGGGGTGTTTGTCGTCGTGCCGGAGCTGCTGGCACGCATCCGCACGAGCTACCGCACGGGCGACGGAAAAGCGGAGGCTGTCATTGATATGGCAAAGAGCGCGAAGCTGCTGGTCCTCGATGACCTCGGCGCTGAGAAAGCGAGCGAGTGGGTGAAAGAGCAGCTGTATATGCTCGTCAACTACCGCTACGAGCACATGCTGCCGACCGTTGTCACGACGAATTGCAGCGGTGCGGAGCTGGAACAGGAATTGGGGCGGCGCACGCTGTCGCGCTTAGTTGAGATGACGAAGCCGGTCAACATCCATGCCAGCGACTATCGCATGAAGCTCGCGGCTAGTCGATAAGCTGCGGGCGGCTGTAAGAAAAGGGGAGAGGTTTGATGATTGCGTTGTATCCGACACGCTGCAACATTTGCGGCGGGCCGGTGAAGCTGGTTAGTAATGATCGTGTGTACTCGCCTGAGTATGCGCGGGAACATCCTGACAAAGTATACCTTTGCTTGCGATGTGGCGCGTATGTCGGTGTTCATTGGCATACGCACCGCGCGAAAGGCATTCTCGCAGATAAGCATATGCGGAAAGCGAGGATGTTCTGCCACGATTTGTTCGACTCATTTTGGCACGGAAAGAGACATGCACAGAAGAAGCGCCAGAAGGCGTATGCAGAGCTGGCGCGTCGGATGGATATTCCTGTTGAAGAATGCCATTTCGGCTGGATGGATGTGCCCAAGATGAGAATTGCATACCATCACTTACTGGCGATGCAAAAAGAAGGATGGTAAGCGAAGAAGCTGCGGGCGGCTGAGTAAGAGAAAGAGAAAAGGGTTGGTTGCGGCAAGACGCCGCAGAAAAGGAGAAACAAAATGGCTACGAAAAAAGTTGAAAGCAAGATCGAGATTCCGGCAATGGACTTCCGCATGGCAACGCTGCATGTCGTCGGGGATTCCCCGCTTATCGTGCACGCGTGGAGCGAAAAGGCGAAGCGCATGATGCTTGAGAAGCAGATGAAGAAGGCGACGAAGGGCAAAGAAGTACGCGACCCATTCGCAGAGTTCCTCGATTCGCTGTACTGGCTGAGTGAGCGGCCGGCAGATGTCACGCCAGAGAATTTCAGCGAGGTCGCGAAGACGGCGAAGTTCGGTTTCCCTGCACTGGCGTTTAAGGCAGCGGCGATTGATGCAGCGTATCAGCAGGGTCTCATCGAGAAGAAGACGACGTTGCGCGGCGCTATCCTCGTCATTGGCGAGATGGCAGAGATTCGCGGCTCTATCCCTGTGATGCGTGAAGACATGTGCCGCATCGGGCAGGGTTCGGCTGACCTGCGCTATCGTGGCGAGTTCAAAGAGTGGGAGACAGATTTGACCGTTCGCTACAATGCGGGCGCGGTCAGTTTGGAGCAGATTGTCAACGCCTTCACGGCTGGCGGCTTTGCGTGCGGCGTTGGCGAATGGCGTCCGGCAAAGGACGGTAACTTCGGCATGTTCCACATCGAGTAAAACTCGGCAGGCGAGGCGAGTCATGTTGTGGCCGGGTATGACGGGGCATGGCGGGGCACGGTTTGGCAGGCGTGGCAAGTTTTGGCAAGGCTGGGCACGGCTAGGTGAGGCTCGGCGTGGCAAGGCACGGCAGGCGGGGCAAGGCAAGGCGCGGTTTGGTGGGTATGGCCCGGTATGGTGTGGCAGGCGGGGCGAGGCGCGGCACGGCGGGGTCAGGACAGGTCTGGCGATATGTGGCGAGGCATGGCAGGTGAGGCAAGGTAAGGCAGGGCGAGGCAAGGCATGGCGAGGCATGGTGAGTTAAGGCATGGCAGGCATGGCGAGGCAAGGCTAGTTCAGGCGGGGCCGGGTGTGGATTGGCGTGTAATGGCAAGGTTCGGCAGGCAAGGCGGGGTAAGGCGCGGTAAGGCACGGCACGGCGAGGCGGGGCATGGCAGGCATGGCGGGGCAGAGCACGGCAGGGCGTGGCGAGGCGGGGATTGGCACGGTATGGCAGGCGTGGGAAACGCCGAAAGGAGGAAAACGAAAATGGTGTATCAGTACAAAGTGCCTTACGCGAAAGTAAGCGCACAGACAGCAGGCGAAGAGCTTGCACGAATCGAGAAAGAGAATGGTTCATTGACGCCGGAGCTGGTCGTCGACGAGTCGCGCGAGGAGAATGCGCCGCTGCATCCCGTCTTTGAGTGGGACGACAAGAAGGCGGCAGAGCGTTACAGAGTCATGCAGGCCGGAAGCCTCATCCGTAACGTAACGGTCAAGATCGAAGAAGCGCCACGCATGGAGCCGACAAGAGCGTTTGTAAACGTCGCGCCGGTCGGCCAGCGCAAGGGTATCTTCGTGAGTATCAAGAATGCGATGGGCGACGAGGAGACCCGCGAGACGGTCGTAGCAAGAGCGCTAGCAGAGCTTGAGAAAGTCAAGGAGAAGTACAAGGATTTGCACGAGCTGTCCGGGATCTTCTCTGAGATTGATCGGCTGGCGATGGAGAGAGGGGCATGACATGATCGAGAAAGAAGAAATCGCAAAAGCGTGCGAGAAATGCCGCAACGCCATGATGGCTATACACATAGCAGGACCACATGAAGAATGGGTAGAGATGACTCTGCCGATACTGTATCAAGACGGCACTGTGGCAGCGGCTTTTATCTGTCAGTACGACGCAGATCATGTCTCTGTTGGTGACTACGGCGATATTGCGCGCCGTCAGCGGCTGACAAAGGAAGAAATTGAATTGCTATGTGAGCGCTTCAAATTAGAACACACTTTCATTTATGAGGGCACTGATAGCCCGTGCGATTGTGACATCTACAAAGTTGTAGAGCTTCGCAAGATGCAGAAAGCAGCGTTTGACATTGCAGTAGCAATCGCGGAGAGCTGCCACATGAAGAAGAAAGCATAAGGAGGCAGGTAAATGAGCTACTACAAAGAGCTAGAACTTCTCTGCGAGATATTTCGTAAGATTAATATGAGTATCCGGAGAAATGGTGATTGCGTAATGATGAACTTGCCACTCATCTTTAGCGATGGATATATGGCAGTCATCAATACTCGTATGATGCCGGATGGAAAAGTACGCGTATCTGATGGCGGGCGCATTGCAATGCATGAGCCGCTGACACCAGCGGACGTATACGAGATATGTGATAAGCATAACTTGGAATATGATCTAAAAGATGAAAGTGACGACCCGCCACTTGATTGTGAGATATACAAGGTTGTGGACAAGCTGCATTTTTGCGAGGCGGTTTTTGCAATCATAAAAGCAAGCATGGATGCACGCGATATGTGGGGGTGATGGGATGGACAAAAAGCGAGCAGAAGAGGCGGTGAAAGCCGCGCAGCTGTGCGAGCTGATGGCTTGCGCGATTCGGCGTGACGTAGAGATGATGAGAAGTTTCGGCATGATCGGCGATAGCAGCTGGAGCGAGAACAACCGCATTGTCTCGGAGACGAGCACGGCGAGAAAGATTGTTGATCTGCGGCGTGAGCTGCTGAAGCTCAGGGATTTGTTGTAAGAGGCGAGTTGATGAGCTATTGCAAAGTGTGCAGCACGTCGCGTGACGTGACGCAGGAGCAGATTCTAGACGGCAGGCATATACTTCTATGCAAAACGTGCAGGAGATACCTTCAAGGGCTTCTGAGGAGCTGTGAGACGTGCTCGGACGGAAAGGTATGTGCGCGAGGCTACGGCTTCGCCAGAGATAGATTTGTTTTTGATGAATGGAAGGAGAAATGAGCTATGAATAAGTGCCATATCATTGGCCGCATGACGAAAGACCCGGAGGTGCGCTACACGCAGGGCGGAACCGCAGTAGCGACTTTCACGCTGGCTGTAGACCGCCGCGTCGCGAAGGATAAGCCAAAGGAGGCAGACTTTATCCCCTGCGTCGTCTGGGGGAAAATGGCCGACGGCGTAGTCAAGAATTACTGCCACAAAGGTAAGCAGGTAGCAGTCGAGGGCCGCATCCAGGTGCGCTCGTATGACGCGAAAGACGGCACAAAGAGATACGTGACGGAGGTTATTGTCAACGACTTGGAGCTGCTGGGCAAAGGTGATGGCAGTAGCAAGCAGGGCGGCGGTTATCAGCCGCTTGATGACGAGAGCATACCTTTCTAAGCTGAGATGGGGGTGGAGAGCATGGGCAGATACAACAGACAGGCGCGCCGCAAGATGCGCAAGAGCCTCGGCGCTGGCGCAAAGATCAGCAATGACGCACTGGAAACAGCAATCGATATTCAACGCGAGGCGATGCAAGCAGAACGTCTTGTTCCGACAATGAAGAATCTCATCAGTGAGGACCTGCGCAAGAAGTACGAGCGGCAGGTGAATAAAGAGATTCTTCCGCGTATCATCGAGCAGTATCTCTTGATGACGATGTACATCCTGCACACGTGGGACAAGACGAGGTTCGGGCCGAAGAGGATGCAGGATTTCTTCGTTGAGATTTTCCAGTTGCAGCTCGACATGAAGCGGCCAGAGCTTGGCTTGACGATCGAGGAGCTGCGCAAGTATCTCGAATCGGAGAACCTGCATTATGAAGATTTGGTAACTGCCGCAGATAAGATGGTGGCAGAGCATGAGAAGAAGGTGAGTTGATGGCGTGGAGGATGGCGTATGATCTTGTCATCCCGGGCGAGGCTGTGCCGCAAGGGCGGCCTCGTTTCGGACATGGCCGGACGTATGACCCGCCGAAGAGCAGGGAGTATAAAGAGTACGTGCGGAGATTAGCACGCATGGATATGCCCTCAGACGCGCTAGAACGGCCGCTGACGTGCCCCGTGCGGCTGACGTGTGTAATCTATCGCGCCGTGCCGAAGTCGTGGAGCAGACGCAAGAGAGCGGATGCAATCGCGGATAAGATAAGGCCGACAACAAAGCCGGATTTAGACAACGTAATAAAGGGCATCAAAGATGCGCTGAACGGCGTATGGTACAAAGATGACTCGCAGGTTGTTGAGTATGGTCGGGTAGGTAAATGGTATGCAGAAGATCCGCGCGTGTATGTGCGGTTAGATGTGGAGGTAGAAGATGGACAAGAATAAAGCTATGAGCGGATACGAGAAGATCTTCGAGGACGGCTATAAAGCTGGCCGTGCGTCAGTCGTACTGCCGCATCCGTGCGACGGAGAGCTATACAAGGACTGGCTTCTGGTAGAGTACATCGCGAAAGTGCTGGAAGAGGCTAAAGAGGTGGTTGATGCGTATATTGACCTCATCAAAGACCCGAAGAATCCAGAGCGGATAAAGCACCTTGCAGACGAATGTACCGACGTGCAGATTGCTGCTACCGGCGTCATGCATAAGCTGGGGTACGGCGAGGAAGAGCGCCAGCGTGTCATGAAAGAAATCAACGAGAGTAATGCAAAGCGCGATGGCGGCAAGCGGTTTGCTAAACACCCACTTGATGAGATACATGAACGTCTCTACATAGGGAAAACTTTTTCCACTTCTGGTGCTGGAGTCGAACAGAGTGACAAAGAAACATTCAAGGACGGCGACAAAGTAAAGATTATCATACCGGAAAACGAGATTCGCCAAAAAGAGAAAGAGGGAGATGTGCGTAAAGCGCAAGAGATGATTTGTTATAATACTAGCCTTGATACATATGCTTTAGAAGTGGCTGGTCGCATCGTCGGCGTGCCTGCTGAATGGCTGGAGAAGGTGTGAAAAATGATGAGGGTAGGAGACTTCGTAGGAATACGAACAAATGGCCAAGATTTCCTCGGTGACCAAAGCATGTTTAATGGAATGGCTGGTGAGGTAATAGAAGTATGTGGAAAATTTAAACCAGTTTACACTGTGAGAATCACGATTGAGGATCTTTTTAGCGACAGAGAGCTCTTTCTTGTCGAAGGAAGCAATGCCAATAGCTATAAGCCGGCAAAGAAAACAAGCACGCAGGACGATGTTATCTCACATCCCTCGCACTACACGCAAGGCATTGAGTGTATGGACTATATCGAAAGCCATAAGCTCAACTATGCGCGTGGCAATGTCATCAAGTATGTGACGCGGGCTGGGCTGAAAGATGCGTCGAAGGAAGTCGAGGATTTAGAGAAGGCACGCTGGTATCTCGATCGTGAGATTGAGCGAGTGAAGAAGGCGAAGAAAGATGGCTAAAATCTACGCGCTCTATAAGGGCGATGAGTACATTACGGACGGTACACTAAGAGAGCTTTCCAGAAAGACGGGGAAGAAAGAAGCGACATTGAAATTCATGACGACGCCGTCATATGTCAGTCGAATTGGTGATAAAGCGTTGCGCCTCGTATGCCTTGGTGAAGAATCGTATAAGAAATGTGTCGTGTGCGGTAAGGAATTTTGCGTCACGGCGTTGCAAAAGTCGCGGCTATATTGCTCGGATACTTGCAAGAGAAAGGTGAAGAGAGAAAGGGATAGAAGGGCGGCGGCTGCAAAAAGGAAAAGGAAGCCGACATTTGCCAGCTTGCCGGATAGCGAACGGACGCGAGAATGCCCAGCTTGCGGGAAAATGTTTGTCGCGGAAAGGTCGAATCAGAGATATTGCTCGAAGGAGTGTAGCAGAAACGGAGGCGGGTACAGGGGAACAATGCTGGACTTGCCACCGCAGAAACGCAGGTACGAGTCGCACATCGAAGAGATCAATGCGCAGGCACGGGCGCAGGGCAAGAGCTACGGGCAGCTGCAAGCTGAGAAGCTGCTTGCGAGATTGCACGCAGAGATGAGCGGGGTGAGAGCATGAACGGGTTGATGTTGTTTGTTCTCGGTACAGTGATTGGATGTTTCGCGGCGTTTGTTGTTTTATCAATTTTTTACGTCGGCGGTAGACGCGAGAAAAAAATATGGTCTAGAGATGACATGTTGTTGCGTTCCATTGTCAGCAAGCAAGATAGGCTGATTGACACACTGGAAGGAGCTTTAGATTTAGCTGCGAAGAGTTACCTAGGGCAGTTTGATGATTGCCGGTTCTGTCAATTCGTGTCTACATGTGAAAAACACAATCAAGATGACGTAGATGGGTGCATATATACGGTTACTGAGGGGTGGAGAGATGAAGCAAGATGCAGTATCTGTGGAAAGTGTTAACGAGCTGAAGAGAAAAGTGCTCGAATTGTGCGACACGATTGACAAGCAGAATGATTTGATTAAGAAGTATCAGAGAGCGCTGAGGATTGCTGCTAGCGACCTAGAAGAAGCTATTAACGAGGAAGGAGGCTGCTATTATTCTTGCCCTATCGTAGACTATTGTGAACCGGTTGATAGGGAAGAATGCGCCGAAAAGTTCTTGCAGTACTGGAAAGAGGAAGTGGGGATAGAGTGATTTATGACTTAGAGAATATCGCAATCGGTTTTGTGATCGGCGCAGCTGTAGCAGTCCCGTTCACCTTCCGCCTTTGTGCGAGTACGATGAAATGGTGCTTGCGCTATGCGACTCGATATAGAGTGGCATTTAGAGTCATGTGTAAGCAATATCGCAAAGAAAAGAATTGTCGTGGATGTAAGTACAATGACGATTGGCGACACGGCGGGTGCAGGATATCTCCGAGATATCAAAGCGATATTGATGAGCATATCTGCGGAGCGGTTGCGAAGAAGTTTGTGGAGGATAGAATCGAGAAAGCAGGGATAGAGTGAAGATTTATTTTCAGGTTGAGACGAGCCTTTTTCCGTTGCTGAGATTCGCCACAATTATCGGCTTTGGCTTTACACTCGGCATCATCGGTGCGGCTGAAGTCTTGTGGATTTTGTGGGCGCTGGTGCAAGCGGCGAAGGGGGCGATAGCATGATCGAGCTTTACGGAATTTGCGGAAACAAGATAGCGTTCAACCCATACAGTGTGGATTATATTCAGGACAGCAAGATGCAAGGAATCAGATGCACGCTCATATGCTTCAATAGCGGGAAGAAAGTCTTTGTTGATGAGAAATATGAGGATGTTAAGCGGATGTTGGATGACGCCTTAGTAGCAGAAGTATAGAGGTGATAGCATGAAACGTTTGGTGTTAATGCACGGGGCACCTGGGTCTGGAAAGTCAACGTTCATCCGTGAGCTAGGGCTTGAGTATCTGTCAATCAGCCCTGATAATCTTAGGCTCTTATTCTCTGAGCCGAAAGAAGAAGTTGTAGACAATCGCATTCGCTTGCAGATAAATCAGGACAACAACAAGAAGGTGTGGAATCTTGCGTTTCAGCTTCTGGAAGAGCGTTTGCAGAACGGATCAGATACATTCTTTGATGCTTGCAATTTCACGCAGGATTATATTTATCGGTACAAGAAGATGGCTGACCTTTATGGGTTTCAGATCATAGCTCTTGACTTCTCAAGCCTTCCGCTCGATACACTTCTCAAACACAACAAGAAGCGCTTGTATTTTCATGACGGCCTTCGTTACGTGCCGGAGCGAGTAATCAGGGACATCTATCAGAAGATGGAGCCTATCCCGAAAGGAATCTTTACGATTGACGCGACACAGCCGGACGCACGAGATAGATTTACGGAATTGTGGTGGTGAGGTGAGTCGATGAAGAAGCAGGATGTACGGAATAAAGCATACAGACTCGTCGAGAAAGTGCTGCGGAATCAGAGCGGCATTGAGAGGGCGGTTAAGGAAGCGAGGCTACAGCCGGGCGGGCACAGCGGCGGATGCGCGGGACATGCTTTTGTGAGCGACCCGACAGCACAGCAAGCCGTGCGGCTGGCGACTGAGCTGAAGGCAGTCACGCTGGATGATGGTTGGACGCTGAGAAGCCCGGAGCGGTGGCTCACGATCGTGAATCACTTGTACGCTGAGTGCCCGGCGACGGAGAGCAATGCGATGCGCTACTACTATAGCGGTCACAATGCCGTGGAGACGGGGGCGCACTGTGCGATGGATGAGAGTACCGTGTACCGCATACGGCAGGAGTTCCGGCATATGGCGACGGAGCTGGCCTGTCAGTACGGGCTGGTGAGGGTCGTGAGTGCTGAGGAGCTGAGAGGGCAGGGAGGTACATTATGAGAATCTATTTTAACGACGACCGCACGAAGTATGTCATTAACAAGCGCGTTAATCTTGACGAGTACCATGAGCCAGAAGCGAGAGAGCTGTACGATTGGATTGAAGAAGAAACCGACAAGAAAGACCAGTGGGATGCCGTCCCGTGGGAAGCATATGATTATTTTGAAACTTTGCAAGTTTTTGAGCTGAAAAGTGTGGTAGTATATAAGCATAGGCTTGCGAAAGTCGAAAAGCGTTGGACAGCTCTCCACGAGTAGCAACGGATAAGCCGCGAAACAGCGGCTTATGTGCACGTAGCTTATAGGAAAAGCACCGCATAGCATAAAGCGGAGATGTGGCGTCGAGCACCACCGGGCACTCCAAAGCCAGCCCATGCCAAGGTTTCTCTTTCTCAACTGGCATTTTGTATAACCTCCTGATTTCTAATCTTACACACGAGAGGACCTGTAATTACAGCAGGCCCTCTTCGTGTATTCGGGGTGATCGCGACGACGAAGAAGCTGACACAGCACGATGTACATAAGATGGAGCGCAAGGGCAAAGTGCAGACGGAGTGGCGAGGGCTGATAAAGCTCGTTGACCTCATTGACATGTGCTTTTATCTCAAGTCGCGAGAATGGGAGATTGTAGCGCCGCAGGGTGATGAGCTGATACGCGCCAGAAGGGACGGCACGCAGATCACGTATTGCTGGGATGCTGAGAAGAAGCATATCGTATGCGGACGGCATGAGATGGCGTTGGCATACTGCTATAAGACATTCTGGCACGATGAGTGGTAGAAGAAATTTTGAAACTTTGCAAGTTTTGGCCGCTGTTTATGTGGTATATTAGTAGGGTAAGCTATTTCGATAGCACCTCTTAGATGAATATGATGTCACACATCGGGAAAAGACTAGTCTACACGGCTGGTCTTTTTTCGTGCGTAGAATGGAGGACGGTTAAAAATGGTACGAGTATTTATCTCTCAGCCGATGCGAGACAAGACGAACGAGTATATTAAGAAAGAGCGCCGCGCCGCAATCGAGCGCGTGAAGAAAGAGCTGGGCGAGGATGTTGAAGTGATTGATTCGTTCTTTGAGGATGCGCCACACGACGCGAAACCGCTGTGGTTCCTCGGCAAATCCTTCGAGCTTCTCAGCGGGGCAGATGTAGCGCTGTTCATTGGCCATTGGTACGAATATCGTGGCTGCAAGCTGGAGCACGAAGCGGCAAAGCAGTACGGCGTCAAGGTAATGTACTATGACGAGAAGCCGAAAGTTGAGACGGACGGCTTCATCACGGCGAGCGTATGAGCGAAGATTTGCAGATACTAGCAATACTCGCGCTGACGATGGTCGGCACGCTGATCGTGACGGCGGCTATTATTGCGATGTAGAAAGAGGGTGACGATGTATGAGCGAGAAGAAAGCGAGTAATCGCGGAAGTCATGGCAAGTATGGAGCATGGATTGCGCCGGAAGGTCTGCTGAAGATCCAGGGATGGGCGCGTGATGGCCTCAGTGACAAACAGATCGCGCATAACATCGGCATCACACAGACTACTTTGTATGAGTGGCAGAAGCGTTTCCCTGAATTATCTGAGGCTCTTAAAAAGGGCAAAGAAGTCGTCGATCGCGAAGTCGAGAATGCGATGCTTAAACGCGCGCTTGGCTACGAATACGATGAAGTCACGCAGGAGCCGGTCATAGACAAAGATACGGGCATTACAGAGATGCGCGTGACGAAGCGCGTGACGAAGCAGATTGTACCGGACGTAACGGCACAGATATTCTGGCTCAAGAATCGTAAGCCCGACGAATTCCGCGACAAGCGAGATGTCGAACTGAGCGGCAGTGTAGACCTCGGCAGTATCATCGAGAAAGCGAGAGGGCGGGTAGATGAGTAAGACATTTGCTGATCTTGTTGCGTTCTTAGCTAGCTTCTCGCATGACCCGTACCGTTTTGTTCTAGCTGCGTTCCCTTGGGGCGAGGGTGAACTGGCTGGCAAGAGTGGTCCTGATGACTGGCAGAGAGATGTGCTCAATGATATACGCGACGGTCTGAGGACGCCGGACTCTGTCATCCGCGAAGCTGTTGCGTCAGGAAACGGCATTGGCAAGGCGCAGAGGCTTACCGATGTTATCGACACGCCTGACGGTCCGCGCACGTGGGGCGATATCCGCCCGGGAGATTATGTCTTTGGCAGCGATGGAAATGCGACGAAGGTCATTCAATGTAGGCGGTATAAGTCTATACCGTTCTATCGAGTTGGTTTTGACGATGGTGCTTACCTTGACGTATCGAGCGGGCACTTGTGGGCAGTCAAGGGCCGCAACGAACGGCGCAGAGGTAAAGATTGGCGTGTAATGAGCACGCTGGACATACTGCAAGCTGGTGTTACGCGCAAGGCTGGCAGTAATCCTCACGCGAAGCAGTGGGAGATACCGATTCAGGGAGCTGCTGCATATCCAGCGCAGGCCGTAGATGTGCCGCCGTACTACTTAGGCGTATGGATTGGCGACGGCGGCGTTGGCTCGTCTCGCTACACGAAGCCATATCCTGAGATACAGGAGAATCTGGAAGCGCTCGGGCTTGCGTGCAATCGGTGCGATGGCGATGTCGTATACGTACATGGCATGGGTGCAGGGCTTCGCAGCTATGGATTGCTCAATCTCCGTTCGTCCGAGAGATTTATCCCGGATGCTTACAAGTACAACAAGGCGGAAGTGCGCCGCGATGTACTGCGCGGGCTGATGGATACGGATGGCGAGGTCAACAAGGCCGGTAGTCTCATCTACTCTACGACGAGCAGACAACTGGCTGATGACGTGATGTGGATGGCACGCTCTCTGGGCGGCAAGGCGAGAATGCAGCCAACAAACAAACAGGGATGGTACTACAAGGATGGCAAGCGCGTGGACTGTCGCGATTGCTACCGCATCACGATGACTCTGCCATTCAACCCATTCTCGATCAAGCACCGTAAAGAGCGGTACAAAGCTGATATCCAGCACAGATACCGCGCCCGCTACATCGCGTCGATAGAGCCTATCGGCGAGTACGACGGCATGTGCATCACGGTCGATAACAAGGATGGGCTGTATCAGGCGCGTGACTTCATTGTGACACACAACTCTGCTATCGTCAGCTGGATAATCATCTGGGCAATGGCTACACATGAAGACACGCGCGGCGTCGTTACTGCGAATACCGAAGCACAGCTGCGTGCGAAGACATGGGCGGAGTTGTCGAAGTGGTACCGTCTCTTCATCGCAAAAGACATGTTCCACTTCACAGCAACGTCGATTTTCTGCGTGCAGGAAGGGCATGAGCGTACCTGGCGCGTCGATGCTATCCCGTGGAGCAAGGACAATCCGGAAGCATTCGCGGGCTTACACAATCAAGGTAAGCGAATACTGATGCTCTTCGACGAGGCGTCGGCTATCTATGATGAAATCTGGAATGTCGCGGAAGGTGCGATGACTGACTCGGACACAGAAATAATCTGGTGTGCGTTCGGCAACCCGACCCGCCCACAGGGAAAGTTCTACGAGTGCTTCCACGGCGCTAAAGCAATGTGGCACACGCGACAGATTGATTCGCGCAACGTCAAGATCAGCAATAAGCAGCAGCTTCGCGAGTGGGAAGAGCAGTACGGCGAGGACAGTGACTTCTTCAAAGTCCATGTTCGCGGTATCTTTCCGTCGGCTAGTGACAATCAGCTTATCTCTCGCCAGCTCGTAGACGTCGCACTGCGCAGGGAACTGGAGCAGAAGCTGTATAAGTTCGCGCCGGTCATCATCGGCGTAGATCCCGCATGGACGGGCGGCGATATGCTTGCTATCGTCATTCGTCAGGGGCTGTACAGCAAAGTGCTAGAGCTGATACCGAAGAATGATAATGACCTGGCTGTCGGGCGCAAGATTGCGAAGTATCAAGACGACTACGGCGCTACGGCGGTCTTTATCGACATGGGCTATGGCACGGGTATCTACTCGGTAGGCCGCGATATGGGCCGCTCAGGCTGGCGGCTTGTCTCATTTGCTGAAGTGGCTGACAGCGATGAGTACGCGAATAAGCGGGCGGAGATGTGGGCCGAGGTCAAGAAGTGGCTCGAAGAAGGCGGTTCTATCGACGACGAAGGGCTTGCTGACGAGCTGACAGGGCCGGAGGCTTACATCAATCGCAAAGGCAAGCTACAGCTTGAGAGCAAGGATGAGATGAAGAAGCGAGGGCTGGCGTCGCCGAATATGGCAGATGCGCTGGCTCTCACATTCGCATTCCCTGTCCACATTGATGGAAGTCGCAATGCGAAGTACCGCAGGGCACGCAGGAACGGAAAACTCCGGCGTGTAGGTACGCTATGAGTGGACATAAACCGAACATAGTACTCAAAATACCGCCCTTATACTTTTCTGTGTACACGGAGGTGAGACAATGAATCAAAATGATGCCGCGCAGTTTGATGCGGCGCAGAATGCATTGCAGCAGCAAGCGCGGATGCAGCAGGCGGCGGCATTCTCAATGGCTCCGCAGGGCGTGGGCTTGTCGGTAAATAACGGCTACGGCTTGCATGATATCGTCTATCCCGTGCCGCAGGATGAGGAAGCCGAGGATATCTCGCTCGATACGCTTTCGCAAGAAGAGATTGATAAGATCATGCGGGCGTACAAGAACGGCAAGCAGGCCGCTGACAACTACTACAGGGCGACGGTCGAACCGAAGATTATCCGGCGCTTGAAGCTCTATCGGGCGGACAAAGAGCTGTACAAGAAGAAGTTCCCGTCACTCTCAGAGCTGAATAATTGGGTATCGAAAGACATCAAGACGACGATTGACTGGATTCTGCCGAACCTCATCGAGGTATTCTCAGCGAACGACTCGCCGGTCGATATCGTCGGGCAGTCTGTCGAGGATGACGACAACGCGAAACTCTTGCAGGAAGTCATCAACTACTTCGTGATGAAGAAGAACAACTTCTTCACGTTCATTGCGACGTTGGCAAAGGACGGCCTTGTCACGAACTTCGGCTGCGCGAAGGTGTACTGGAACAGAGACGAGACGAGGAAGCCAATGCAGGTGCTTGCAGATGCGCAGATGATGCAGATGCTTGCGATCGAGCAACAGCAGGGGCGCATTGAGATTACGGACTTGAAGCAGGCGGACCCGCAGGGCGACTTCCTTATCGTGTCGTTCGACGTGATTGCAGTCAAGTCGAATACGCCAGTACTTGAGAATATGTCGCCAAGTGAGCTGCGGTTCACACACGAGACGAGGGATTTGCACGATGCAAAGTTCGTCGCACAGCGCAAGATCGTGAAGGGCGACTATCTCAAACGCAAGGAAATCGAGGGCGTCTACAGCAACATCGACAAAGCACTCTCACAGGGCGACAATGGTTCCGCTCGCTGGACGACGCTGGACATCGAGCATGACAAAGAGTTGACGAACATCAACGACTTCTTGAGCGATGGCGATACAGCTTCACGTGAGTACGAGCTGTATGAAGCGTATCTCAAGGTGGACTACAACAACGACGGCATTATGGAGCATGTCATCGTGCACGCCGTCGGTGATACGCCGCTCAAGATTCAGACGAACACGTTTGAAATGCCGCCGTTCTTCGTGTTCTCGCCAGAGTATGAGCCGTATTCCATCTTCAACGAAACTGGATTCGCCGAAGAGTGGGAGCAGCTACAGGACCTCAAGACGGCGCTCGTGCGTCAAATCATCATTGCGACGGCGAAGAATTGCCGTGGCCAGAAATTCGTCAACGAGCAGGCTGTCGATATGGATGCGATGATGGACGGCGAGGAGTTTGTACCGACAGAGGGCGACCCAAGCGCGGCTATCCTCTTCCCGCCAAGCGTGCCGACGGACCCGAACGCTATGACACTCATTCAGTACGCACAGAATGAGCTGGAGAGTCAGTCTGGCTCGACGCGCTACAATCAGGGACTTGACAGCAACAGCCTGAACATGACGGCAACTGGCATCTCCGCAATCATGGGCGCAGCGGATAAGAAAATCAAGCTGATTGCAAGGTTCCTCGCTGAGACGACATGGATCCCGATCGTGAAGTTCCTGATTCTCTTGTGTCAGAAGTTCCTCGACGACGGGCAGGTCATCCGGCTTCTCAATCAGGATATCGCTATCCGGCGCGACCAGCTCAATCTCGACTACGACCTCGTCGTCAATGTCGGTCAGGGTGCCGGCACGAAGGAAGCGGAGATTCAGTATCTCATGGTGCTGATTCAGCAGCTCTACCCGACGCTACAGCAGGTCGGCATCGTCAATGCATCGTCGTGGTACAAAGTCACGAAGGAGCTTTTGGAGCGCATGGGCATCCGCTCGACGGCGAAGTTCCTGCTCGACCCGGAGTCGCCAGAGTTCCAGCAGATGCAGGCACAGGCGGCGCAGGCACAGCAGGCGGCAGAGCAGAAACAGGATGCACTCGCGCAGGCGCAGTTGCAGCTTAAAGAGCAGGATATCAAGGCGAAGCAGCTCGCGAAGCTGTCGGCTAGGTTCTCTGAACTGCCGATTGATGCGCAGATTCAGGCGTTGCAGCAGCTCGGCATCACGACGACGCCGCAGAGCTTTGCGAATAAGGCTATCGAGGATACGCAGAAGGCTATCGTAGAGCATTACACGAGCGGCGCGGGAGGTGCGATCTATGGCGGCAAATGAGACGGTGCAGGAAAAGAAGCTGCGGCTCACGCATGAAGCACAGCGGGGCCGCGAGGCTGAGGAACTGCTGACGAAGTTCGGCGACAAGTGGGTGATGGCAGCTGGCGAAAAAGCCCTGCTTGACCTGCTCAAAGCCGACACGGCAGAAGCACTGGTGCAGGTACAGGCGGACTACAGAGCGGCCACGGACCTCTATGGCAAGCTCAAGGCGGCCGTTAGCAAAGGGAAGAGAGCGGCGGAAGCGCTGCACAAGGAGGCATTAAGTAATGGATGATGAGATGAACACGGGCGGCTCTCCGGCACCGGACACAGCACCGGCACCGGAAGCACCCGCAACAGATACAGGAACGCCGGATGTTGGCGGTCAGGCGGCAGAACAGGCAGAACAGCCAGCCGAAGAAAGCCACGCGCCGGAAGTCGCGATTCAGGTAGACCCGCAGACGGGCAAGCGCCGTGTCGTATTCCCCGCGCAGGAGCAGGCTGAGACGCAGCCGCCCGCCGAGGAACAGGCACAGGAGCAGACGCCACAGGCGCCACAGCAGTACAGCGCTGGCGACATTGTGCAGCTCGTCGCGACGGGGCAGCAGATTGACCAGGCACGCGTACCGCAGGAGCTTCAGGGCTATGCAGCAGCTATTCAGCAGCAGCGCATCAATGCGGCACAGATGCAGATGATGCAGATGCAGCAGGCACAGGCACGTCAGCAGGTGGCGCAGCAGCCACCGCAGGCACCGCCACAGCCGACAGCAGAGCAGGTAGCGCAGGAGCAGAAAGCACGGGCGGCAGTGTATGAGCAGATTACACAGCTGGCAGAGCAGAAAGCGTGCAATGACCTGGGCGTGACGAAAGCGCAGCTCAACGACGCAAAGTTCTCGGATGATGAGGAGTTGCAGAAGAAGGCACAGGCGTTTGAAGCGGCTGTACGATTCAACACGCAGGCCATTTCGAACGAGATTATGCGCCAGCGGGCGGCACAGGCACAGCAGATTCAGGCTGTACAGCGCGAGACTCAGGAGACCATGCAGGCCATTATGCCGAAGTGGCAGGAGTACCAGAAAGACCCGCACTACAATGACATCGACAACATGATGGGCGAGTACTACAAGACAATGCCGTTCGATGAGGGCGCAAAAGTCAAGCAGTCCATCGACCGATTCCTTGCAGGCCGCCCGGTGAAGGCAGATGTAGACATCCTCGACAACTACTACAAGAAGACGAAAGAAGCCTACTACGCTAAAGCAACGGGCGTTGGCACTACGCCACAGCCTGCACCGCAGAGACAGCGGCCGCCACGCGTTGAACAGCCCGGTCAGCATGGTGCATCCACTCCGCAGGCAGTAGACTGGGGCAAGATGCGCAGCATGACGCCGCGCCAGCGCTCTGAGTTCCTGCGGACCTATCTCCGATAATATCCGTGGCCACGGTATTATATAAAGTCAACAATCTATACGAGGTGAAAACACATGGCAAACAACCCGATTGTCAATACCTCTACGTCGCAGTCTGTAACGTATGAGGCAGAAGGTGAGAAGGAAGATTTTTCTCCTATTATTGCGAATATTGACCCAGACCACAACTTCTTTTTGCGCGAGTTCCCGACCGAAGAGGACGCGACGCAGCTGAACTTCAACTGGCTCACTGAGTCGCTCAAGCCGCCTAAAGTCAACGCTCATCTTGAAATGGAAGATTACAAGACAGACAAGGTTGGCTCGCTCGACCGCCTGAACAACACGGTACAGTTCTTCCAGACGACCGGCCGCGTTTCTGACGCACAGCGCAAGACGGCGAAGCAGTACAATCAGCAGGATGAGTTCCCGCGTCAGAAGGAACTGGCGTTCAAGCAGATGGCACGCGACATGGAGTATGCTATCGCGATGAATACGGTCTCTCGACTTGAGTCAGGCATGACTCCGGCAAAGACGGGCGGCGTTCCGTTCTTCCTTCAGGAGGAAAAGCTTAAGGTCACGTTCGAATCGACGGCGAACACGGCCACGACGAGTGAGGCGCACAAGCTCAACACGGGCGACTTCGTCTACTTCATCGCCGCCGACAAGGCAAAGCTGCCGCAGAACCTTGCCGCGAACCGCGAGTATTACATCCGCAAGAAGAGCGACACGACGTTCGATCTCTTCTACTCGCTCGACGAAGCACTTGCTGCAGACAGCTCTGAGGCTACGTCGGCGGATACGGGCAAGGTCATCGCGCTCGGCACGGCAGGCAGTGGCGACCTCTTCCTGCTCAAGAACAACGTCGTCGATGGCGCTGGCACGGCCTTCACGGAGGACAACATCAACGATGTCATGGAGATGTGCTACAAGCGTGGCGGCGACCCGACGGTTGCTGTCATGAGTGCTGCGAACAAGCGCCGCTTCTCTGCTGTCATCACGGGCCAGGCATCGAAGCGCCGTGACCAGAAGGACAAGACTGTCACGAACATCACAGACACGTACATCAGCGACTTCGGTACGATCACGGCGCAGGTACATCGTCAGTACAGCAACGACCGCATCGACCTGCTCGATATGAACTATTGGGGCATCAAGTACTTCGTGCGTCCGCATGAAGTCACGGGCCTTGCTAAGAAAGGTACGTATGAGGAGTTCGTGCTGGAAGCATCGTTCGGCGTCAAGGGCACGCAGCCGAAGGCATCTGGCTCTATCGTCAATCTGCCGGCCTGACATAGGTAGCATGGGGGACTTTCTTCGAGAGTCCCTTTTTTTATTGGAGGTGACGATGTGATTACCAAACAGGAGATATACGAGACAGACGATGGCAAGGTCCGCGTGCGCAACACCATCGACATCTCTCAGGCCGTCGCGATGGCTAAAGATGTGTCGGAGCGGCGGGCGCGTGGCAAGAACCTGGTGCCGCTCGGGTATATCCCACCAGAGTACTGGAGTTTCGACCCGTGGCTCATCGAGGCGAAGCGGGCACGGGCGGCTGGTGACAAGCATGAGTACCAGAAATACGTCATGAAGTTCTTCCGGCTGCATCCTGAATTTGCTGTAATCCAGAGCGCGAAGTATTGGAGTGGTGCATGATGAAGGCTATTAAGATACTGCGGGCCGTGCGGCAGAAGGAGCAGGACAACGACGAGGTCAAGTACAGCGACTATGATATCGTCTCGGCTATCAATGAGGTCATCCGCTATCTCAACATCAGCCTCGCGCACAAGGACAGCGAGTTCCTGCGCAAGTCGGTGGACTACGACGAGCGCGAGATGAACAAGGCCATTGACGAGGAGAACGAGGCGAACAAGGATGTAGAAGGATATGAGCCGAAAGAGCATGAGGACTTCGCTCACAAGGGCGTGGAACTGCCAGACGGCTACATCTCGCTCGTGTCGGTACAGCGCAGTGACGACTACTACAATCTTTATCCGGCTACGTCGCTAGCACGGCTCAAAGAAAAGAACTACGTCCTCTTCGGCGGGCGGCTGTACGTCAAGCATCCGGGGTTCCGTCTCAACTACATTGGTGGTGTGCCGGAGATCACGGACGTGACAAAGGACAGCATTGACCTGCCGGATGTGTTCTTCGACATCCTCGTCAAGATGGCGCGGCTCGTGCTTAACAACGGCGATGCGGACACGCTGACGCAGGCTGTCTCGGCGGCGGTTGACTCAGTCATCCCTCGGCGCAGACTGTCCAATGTGCGCTCGCGGATGCCGTTCTGGATGTGAGGTGAGAGGATGCAGGTAGAAAAAGCGATTGCCCGGCTCAAGGCGGCCGGACATGACATCTCAGACGAATATTCGACAGAGGACTGCATCGGCTTCCTCAACACGGCGGTGCAGGAAATCTGCCACCAGCTCGCTACGGGCAAGTCTCCGCAGATGGTGAAGGAAATCACACTGCATGACAGCGAGAGCCTGCCGCCCGATTACATCATCTCGTGCGGGAACTATCCTATCAAGGTGACAGGTCAGTCCGTGACGTTCACGGACCCTGATATCGACACGCTGCGGTTCCGCTACTTCGCGACAAAGCCGCAGATCGTGGACGCGACGGGCGATATGCCGTTCGTCCATGAGGTGCTCAACGATATCACGGTGCGTCTGGCGACGCTCTTTGCACTCAACCAGAACGAGTACGATGTGTCGCAGGACAAGGCCCTGCTTGACGAGGTGCGTCAGGCTGTAGCACAGGGCATGGGCGGCTGAAAGGGGTGAGGACGTGGCAGACCAGAAAGCGAAAATCCTGAAAGCGCCAGACCTTCCGACAGTAGTCAAGGGTGATGGGCGGTATCTAATGACGCTGCTGCGTCAATTCCTCACCGAAACGGCGCGGGAGGTCAACCTTGCCAACGGCTTCACGGCGGAGGAAATCAAGTCGGACGGTACGAGCAAAGTGCCGGACGTGCGGAATTTCCACCTGACGTTTGACCGGCTCGGCGGCCTCTTGGAGTGGGACCATACCAGCAAGCTCAACGACCTCGCTTATTACGAGATTCGCACGAACCAGAACGTCGGCAGTGATGTCGGCCTCTTGGAGCGGACGCGCGAGAACACATCAACAAAACTGCCGCTGACGTATGTGGGCCACGTCTACTGCTTCACAGTGCTCAAGAACAAGGAGCGCAGTGCTGGCACGGTCATCACATACACGAAGGCACGGCCAGTAGCACCTACGGACCTCGCACTCACGAAGGACCAGCAGGGCGTCATCATCTCTTTTCTCGCTATCCCGCTGGACTGCATCGGCGCGAATGTGTACGTCAATGATACGAAGTACACTGTCACGGATAATCTCTTCCTCTACACGGGCGGCGAGGTCATCAAGACGGTGCGCGTCGCGTACTACGATCAATTCGGCGAGGGCGAGAGCACGACAATCTGGTGCGAGATACCGGACGTTACGGGCTTCATCGTTGAACGCAATGACTCTCAGCTGTACTTCTACTGGGACGCCCTGCCGATACACGGCGTACATTACGTCGTCAAGGTCGGCAGTATCCCGGACTGGGACAGAGCGCTGACGATATTCGACACGAAGGATAACAAGCACCGCTACATCTATCCGAACATCGGCGAGTACTACATGCTCATCAAGGCAGTAGACGAGCACAACAATTACTCAAAGAACGCCACATACGTCTACCTGACGAACTGGAAGGACGAGCACAAGAACGTCATCATCGAACTCGACCAGAAAGCTGTTGCCTACAGCGGCACAAAGGTCGGCATGTACTACGATGCGGCTGGCAATCAGCTCAAGCTGGACCGTGACGTCGGACGCGGCGAGTACATCATTGATGTGCAACTGCCGCAGAAGTACCGCGCGCGGAACTGGCTGGACTTCGCTTGCATCGGACAGACGAACGACGCGCTCTGCTTCGACGACATGACTTGGCTATGGGACAGTGAGGAAGCGGCGCGTACTGTCTGGAACGGCACGGTCGGCGATTTGAACGGCGTGCAGGTACGGCAGGAAATCGCGCGGTATGTCGGCATTGCAGACGATGCGTTTGTGGACGTCATGCAGATGGATGGCGGCCTAACGAGTACAAAGGGAAACGCGCCGTCGGACTCACACGCCATAGATTATGCGTTAGGGCGATGGCACAAGGGCGCAATGATTGGCGATACGACGCGGCTTGCCTATGCAGTCAACGTCCCGCGCACCTTCACGCTGTCGTTCAATGCGACGGCGAAGAACGGAATGGGCGATGTGATGATTGCAACGCTGTCTAGTGAGACATCCTTCCTTGTTCTCGGCTATGACGCAAAGGATTCGTGCTTCTTCCTACGAGGGAGTGACGGCGCAACGGTCAAGACAAAACCGATTGCCGTTCCCGCAAGTGGCCGCGATTGGTACACCATAGCAGTAAGCCAGAGTGACACAGAGCGCACACTATACGCCCATTCACTGGAATACGGTAAGACGGTAAGCGGCAGTGCAATGGCCGCCCCGATTGGTACATTCTCGACGATTTATCTTTATCCGAAACTGTAAAGGAGAACGACATGGAACAGAAATTGAAACTCAAGGGCACGCACATTGGCATCCTCCGCCATCCAGACGGGACGGTTGAAGTACACAGAAAAGACAATCTTATCCTGAACGTCGGCTTCGACTTCATCGCGGACGCAATCGGTAAGGCCTCCGAACGCCCGGATTGCATGGCTTACACGGCTGTCGGTACAGGCACGACGGCAACAGACGCAACACAGACGGCACTTACTACGGAGCTTGCACGCAAACCAGCGACGTATGCACATACGGCTGGTACGAAGGTGTTCACGTTCACGACGAAGTTCGACGCTGGCGAAGCGACAGGGGCCATCACGGAGGCGGGCATCTGCAATGCGGCGACGGGCGGCACGTTCCTTGACCGCGTGACGTTCAACGTCATCAATAAGGGCGAGGATGACACCTATGAGAGCCACTTCCAGTTCACGCTCTCTTAAGAGGTGATGCGAGATGGCAACGGCAGTCGCGAAGGGCGCGTACTACACGTGGGACAGTGCCAATTTCACATGGGATGCAACACAGTCCGTCCACGCTTGGGATGACATGGCGCCGCTTGTCTATACGCGTGACGATGCAGAGGCGTTTGGACTGCGTGACGGCAGGACTTCAACGGCCGGCAAGGTTGTCATGGATGTGATACGGCTAGCTGATACGCGGATATGGTCAGATATGCTCGGCTTGAAGCGTGAGCACGTCGGCGTGCATGAGACGTACTGGGATTATATCAGCTACATCTTGCACATCATCGAGTCGGCGCGCGTGATAGAGTCCTCGTACCGTGCCGTGGATATTCCAAAGCGTGAGGGCATCAAGATCGTAAGGGCAAGCCACTCAGAAATCATGGAATCCGCGCGCGAACAACTCGGCATCCTAGACACGTCCCTACGGGCGGCTTTCGCCAAACTCGCTAGAGAGAGCACGGAAGTAGAGGACGCGCGAGATGCGGCGGTCACGCATATGTCTTACGACGAGGTGGCTGCGGGTGATGGCCTGACCATCTCACTGGGTAAGATGACAAGCGAACAACTCGGCATCCTAGACACGGCACTGCGGGCGGCGGCATTCAGGCGCACGTGGGACGAGTCGGCACAACTTGACGACAACGAGGATAACCATGTGACGGCGAACAAGTTCGAGGAAGTGCAGACGACGGACAGTCGGTCAGCAGATATCTACCAGCCGGAAGAAGAAGCTGTAGGCATAGCGGACCGGCAGACACATCGTGCTAGAACGTTCCGTACATTCGACGAGAAAGCAAACGTAGGGGAACATATGCGACGCGACTTGGGCGGCGGTTACAGCGAGACTGTGGCCGTAGATGACCGCTTCCTGCGTGCGCTCAATGGCATCATCGAAGAAATCACGCTCAAGAAAGGCGGCATGACGGCGGCGGACTTCCAGCAGCTCGTCAATCAGCCGACCGGCTACGAGCGCTTCATCCCGTACATCGTCGGCGAGTATGAGTACCAGAAGGCGCTCGTGCGCTTGGCTGTAACGCCAGGCTCGCTCGGCGCGGAACCTGCGGTCTACAACGTCGTCGTGCATGTCGATATCGACGACACAGTGGACAGAGGCACGACAACCATCACGGACACGAGCGCGGCAACGACGGTTCACTTCTCGAAGCACTACTACACAAGGCCGGAAGTCACGGTCACTCTGCGCGGCGGCAGTACGGCTGACGGCATCATCACGCCGAACGTCACGGAAATCGACAAGGACGATGACGGCTACTATTTCAAGGTGGAACTGCTCAAGTCGGATGGCACGCGGGCGAAGGGTACTATCACATGGCAGTCTGTGGGATATTGAGGTGAGGAAGTCAATTACCCCCGGCTGAAGTCGAGGGCTTGTAAGTCGGAACTGCATAGGTACTAACGGCATCTAAAAGATGTCTCCTTAAATCCGCCTACATCATCGGGTGATTGACAACACCCGCTTTACCAAGGAGTTTACTCCGAGGTAGTTGTTATTTTCTCGTAACGAGGATTGTTGTCTCCGGAAATCCACATGGTTCCGAGGAGCTGGATGTTCATGGCTCCGATACGGTCATCGTTGGATTTGTAACCGCACTGGCAGCTATAAAGATGTTTATGATGGTCGCGGTTTTCTTTATGGATAGTACCGCATTTCGGGCAACGCTGAGACGTGTATCTTGCAGACACTTTCAGAACTTCGGAACGGTTCTCATGAGCTTTGTAGGTCAGGAACTGTTCCAACTGGTAAAAACTCCAGCTCCGCAAATCATAGTTCTGTTTCGCGGTCCTGGAAAGATTGCTTTCCTCGAAGCTGACGCCAGTAAGGTCCTCAAGTACGAAAAGCGTATCCTCGCCGTATTTCTGTACGAGTGTCTTAGAGATCTGATGGTTCACATCAGACATCCAACGGTTCTCTCGTCCGGAAATGGCTTTGAGCCTACGCTTCGCAGACTTGGTCCCTTTAGACTGGAGCTGCCTGCGTATTTCCTGAAATTTATGGCGTTTGGTGGCAATCTTTTTGCCAGAGACGAACTCCGTCTTGCCTTGTTCGTCATAGCTGACTGCAAGGAAACGAAGCCCACGGTCGATGCCGACGACATGGCGGACGTTTTCCTTCTGGAAATCCTCGACCGCCTTGGTGATAGGGATATGGAGATACCATAGTCCATTCAGCTCGACCAGTTTGGCTGTACCGAGATGATAGGAACCGGCAAGATATTCAGCAAAATGTTCACCATCAAAACTGCACTTGGTTCTTTTACCAAGCGTACTGATAGACAGAACTTGTCCGTCGTTAACAAAACTGTAGTCATGGTTGCGAACCAAGTCAGCCTGTGGACGGCTGAAGAACACAGGTTTCCAGAGCCATTCAAGAGTTTTAGTAATACGTTGCCAGTTGCCATTCTCGTCTTTGTATCTATAAGGGGTTTGAAAGAGTTGCTGCTTGACCGTCTTGTATCTAGCGATAGTCGTCTTAATAGAGGACTGAGCCAACTGTGACTTCAAGCCAAACATATTACGAAGGTCACTATACAGCTCTCTGTTGAGGCTTTGGTATGCCATGTCGAATTGATTGTCGAAGATGTATTGGGACACAAAGTTACAAGCCTGACGGTATTGTTCGGTCATTTGGCGGAACATAGTTTCCTGTTCAGGAGTAACATGTATACGAAGTTTTATCGTTTTGGTTAGGTTGGACACTTTCTCACCTGCCTTTCTGAAATGCATATTGCTTCATCAAAAATATTATAACATTATTTCTGATGAAATTCTACTGTTTTATATTGAAAGGAGGATTCGCGGCTCTTCCCATGATTAAAATCATGGGTTTCCGCCGCGATAAAGTTTCAATGCAGAACTACAAAGAAATCAACGGCAACGATTACGTCAAGGACTCGCGGACGACCATCAACGAGACGATGCGGTCTATCCAGAGCATGAACAGCGGTACGGTATTCCCGACGACGAACCTGTTCGAGGGCATGAAGTGCTACCGTACTGACCTGAAAAAGACGTACACGCTGACCGATGTGGAGAACAACACGTGGGTAGAGGATGCGCACGCAGCACTTGCTGATGAAGCGACACACGCGGCAAGTGCGACGAAGCTACAGACGCCCCGTGCGCTCAATCTCAGCGGTGCGGTAACAGCCGACGCGGCCAGCTTCGACGGCACGGCTGACGCGACAATCAACGTTAAGACGCTCGATGCGAGCAAGCTCAAAGGCACAGCCTCGGTCAGCACGACGGGCAACGCTGCTACAGCAACAAAACTCGCAACTGCCCGCACGATTGCCCTCAGCGGCAACGCAAGCGGCTCGGCCACATTTGATGGTAGCGGCAACGCAACAATCAACGCGACAGTCAGCGAGAGTGCTCACGCAACGAAGGCGACGCAGGACACGAACGGGCGCGCCTTTACGGATACGAATGCTTATATGCATATCAGCAAGCTCGCGGACGGTACGGACTTTAATAACGTCAAGACAACAGGCATCTATGCGTGCTCAAATGATAACTATCTGAACAGGCCGCTAAGCAGTTGGGGCGTTCTCCGCGTCTACTATATAAGCGACAACTACAAGCAAGAATATATTCCTGATAATAGGAATGAAGTCTGGGTAAGATACTTCACAGCCGGCAGTTGGAACGCATGGAGCAAAGTCGCCGCCTCTACTGCGGATACTTGTATGGGCAACGCCGCCACGGCGTCTAAACTTGCCTCCCCACGTACACTCAGCTTAACGGGCAAGGCGGCAGGCTCTATTAGTTTCGACGGCTCCTCTAATGCCGCTATCAATGTCACGTCTGTTAATGCTGATACTGCTAGTAAGCTGAGTACTGCCCGCAAAATTAACTTGACTGGAAACGCCACGGGCGCCGCTAATTTTGACGGTTCTGGCGACGCGAATATTAGTGTTACGGTTAATGAGAGCAAGCACGCGGCGGCGGCGACTACTGTAAACGCGACAGCTCCAAACGGCGGCGCGGCTGACCTTGCTTTCGGCACTATGGCTGTCAATGACTATGCACGTATTAGAGTGTACGGTAAGGACGATAACGGCGCGCTGGAAATTGCGACAGCTGACGCCGGTACGGAACCCATTTATGCGCGTCAGTATGGCGGTTCTTATGACTGGCCGAACGGCAGGCCGGGGACGGTCGTGAACGAAGCCGCCATTCTCGACGGCAACGGTAACACGAAGTTCCCGAAGAACGTCACGGCGGCGAGTTTCACGGGACCGTTGAATGGCAACGCGACGAGTGCAACCACGGCGGGCAATGTGAGCGGTAAAATTTACTACAGCGACGACTCTCCATCTGTTGCCACGGATAAATTGTTTACAGTCAAGCAAGCGCACGCGGGAGACGATAACGTCCCGAACAACGGCCTTGTTATCCAGTCAGGCCCGACTGGCGCAAATTATAACGGCAAACTGTATATCACGGATAATGGCGGCGACGGCGTTTGGGTTGGCGGCGTTGCGGCAGGAAAAGAAGTTGGCTGGACTCGCCTCGTTGAGAATAAAGGTAGTTGGAATATCAACGCCGCTACTGCTACCAAGCTACAGACTCCCCGCACTATCTCTCTCTCAGGTAATGCTAGCGGTAGTGCTACTTTTGACGGTAGTGGGAATATCAGTATTAATACGAATGTGAGCATGGCTGACACGGTTGACGGCTATCACGAAAGTAGTTTCTTGCGTTATCGCGGAGCCGCAGCCGCGAATGGAGAAGATACATATTGGAGCCAGATAGGTATCAAAGAATATGATAACGTCTTACCGGAGTCTTTGAATGACACTTATGCATATGGCGCAGTTATTTCTTTTCCGTCTGCGAACAGCCGCCTCGATATATGGTATGACTGCTATGCATCAGATAGGGGGACAGGACTCTATTATCGCACTGGCTGGCAAAATGATAAAAAAGCATGGGCGCGCCTGCTTGACTCGAACAACTATACAAAATGGGCTCCTACCAAGACAGGCTCCGGCGCTAGTGGTACATGGCCTATATCTATATCGGGTAACGCAGATACAGTAGACGGGTATCATGCTAGCGACATTATCAACCGTATCACGGCGGCGAACACGGGCGGTATCGTTGCGGCGTCGCTCACGGCGAACGGGTACGTCAAGTTTGCGAACGGCCTAATTCTACAGTGGGGATTTGTGAGCAACACAAAGGCGGCCAAGAATTACGACATAACGTTCCCTGTATCATTTGCATCTGCTTGCTTTGGCGTGCATAACACATACTTTAAATCATCGGGTGAAGCGGGGAAGAGTGGCGATAACTGGGATACTGTAGCAAAGATCACAAAATATGGGTGCCAACTATCGGCTGATAATCAGAATGTCTTCTGGACCGCTATAGGCGTGTAAACAGTGGGGAAGTAACACCGGCGGCGGCTCATGGTATCACCACACGTTCCCGATCGCTTTCTCTACCGTGTTCGATGTCATTGACGGCTACTCATCGACTAGCACAGGTCAGTTCTATGGCTACAGCAAGAACATAACGAATACCGGCTTTGATATGCGCATCGACTCGTCAGAAACAGGGAGATATATCGCAATCGGTATTTGACAGTGGGGAAATATCTCCATGAATCCGGTAGATGACTGGGTATGGACAAATATTAAGTTCCCTGTGGCCTTCGCAAGTACTTGCTTTTCCGTCTTATGCTGCGACGAGTTGACTAACGACTATCGTGACTATATTGAGTTCGCGTTAAAAAACATCAACACTACAAGCGTAAACATTCTTGCTCGTTCAGATCATAACGGTAGAAAGCTACGCTGGTTAGCCCTTGGCGTTTAATAACCAACAGCCATCCACGACAACAAAGATGATTCATCTGTGAAAATATAGTACGTAGTGTTGTTAACAAGGCCTACAGACCAGTTTGCGCCGCCACTTCCACCATCGGAGAGCGCTCCAGTGATGGAGAAAACAGCATTAGGGAAAGCTATAGGGTAGTTGTGCTGTTCATGACCTTTGCCACCATACTTAGTAGTTCCCCACTGTAAAGAAAGGATGATTTTTATGAATTACATGAGTCTGTTTGATGCAGACGGTAAGCGCGTCACGTCGGTGCCGTGCGATGATGACCTCACGGATGAGAAGAAGGCAGCGCTTGAGGCGGAAGGCTATGTCGAGATTGACGAAGATGAGTGGAACTACTACGTCGGCAACAAAGGTGCGGGCGACAATGGCACGGGCTACATCCGCAAGGATGGCAAGCCGGTCAGCGCACCTGCTTATGTGCCTACTGCGGCGGAGCAGGCCGACGCGCTGGCCACGACGTATGAGGCGCAGGTGAAGGAACTCGATGACCAGATCGTACTGGCAATGGCAGACGGCGACGATGACCTCGTGACGGAGCTGAAAGAGGAAAAAGCCGCCGCACTCAAGGAATATCAGGAGAAGCTGGAGGCGCTGAACAAATGAAGAAACGATGCGTATTTTGCCACAAAGTGCTGGATGAGAAGGGGCGCTGTCAGAACAAGGCGTGCCCTGATTATATCCGCACACAGATTCTTGAGGAAGCTGAAAAAGATGCCGCGAACGCAGACAGCGCAACGGCTGACGGCACTTCTCAGGGCAAGTGACACGTTACACACAAAGAAAGCCGCTTATCGCAGGGAATGGGCGGCTTTTCTGATGCGCGGTTAAGCACACGTTAAGTACAGATGCGGTCGATGGCGCGCAGGAGTTCGCGCACGCTCTTGTGCGTGTAGACGCGCTCGGTCACGCCGTCAAGGCTGTGGCCTAGTATGAGCTTGATGACGGTGCGGTTGACGTCGGCAGAGTCTAGCATGGACGCGAGCGTATGGCGGCACTCATGCGGGGTGTGCGCCATGCCGAAGTGCTCCATGACGGGGTCGAAGATGGCACGGCGGAATGAGTCATAGCTGTGGCGCGTACCGTCTCGCCGTGTGCAGATATATTCGCCTTCTCCCTGCATGGCGTCCTCGTACCACGGGACGAGGCGCTTTGGGATGGGGACGAGCCGCCCGCATCCTGCCTCGGTCTTGCTGTGCCGGATGACGATAACGCGGCGGCGGAGCTTGACGTCGGCCTTGCGGATGTGCCGGTACTCGCCGACACGACAGCCGGAATAGATGAGCATGAGGACGTGACGCGCCGCTGGCATCTCATCGACACCGCGCCACAGCTTATTCCGCTGGCGGACAGTGAACGGCTTCTTCTTGTACTTCACGCGCGGCCGGTCGATATTGAGATACCGTGCATAGTCGCGCGTCACGAGGTCGTACCGTGCTGCATACTTGTAGAGCTGTTCGAGCAGGGAGCGCACCTTCTTCTGCGTCGGCTGGCCGCATCCGCTCTGGCGCACGTCGTCGATGACCATGTCGAGATGGGCAAGGCGGATATCGACGAAGATCATATCGTGCAATCGTGCGCAATGGCGGTAGGAGTTGCGGTAACTGACGCGAGCCGACTCACTGCGCAGCTGCGGGAAATGCTTGGCTTTCCAGAGCGCGTACACCTCGGAGAAGGTCGTGCGACTCGGACTCAGCAGGGCAGGGGCGCGGTTGTACGCGACGAGGCAGGCCATTGCATCCTCGAAGGTCTCGAAGTAGCCAATGGCCTTCTGCTTACCCTGTATCGTCTTCTTTGCTACGTAGGGACGGCGGCGGTTGCCCTGCATCCTGTAGACCGTGCCAAACCCGTTTGGAAGTTTCATTGCTATCACCTCAGTACGAGGATACCAGAAAGGAGCAATCGCATGAACAGCTTGCACTGGCACGCGCTCTATGTGGCGGTGAGTGAGTTCCTTGCAGTGGCAAGGCAATACCATTTCTGTGAGGATATGTTGCCGGAGATTGAGAAGCGGCTCTTCGCTCTTAGCCCGTACCCGAAAAATCACGAATGAAAGGAAGGATTCACATGTCAGTATTTGATATCTCATGGTGCCAGCCGGACGACCGTGTCAAATCGCTCAAGAATCAGGGCGCGGAAGGTATCATCATCAAGCTCGGCGAACAGCTGGAGCTTGACGAGAAGTTCGTCCACTTCGTCAATGACTGTGTCGCCTGCGGCCTGCCGTATGGCGTCTACTACGTATCGCACGCGCACAATGCGGATGAGATGATGCAGGAGGCGACGTGGATTAACGACACGCTCTACAGCTACCTCGGCGAGAACAACCTGCCGGAACTCGGCATCTGGTGGGACATGGAAGTCGGTTCTGTCCAGCGCGGCGACGTCTGGCCAGATCTGCGCGATGCTATCGGCACGATGCAGTCATGGTACCCAGGCTATGATAAGGTCGGCATCTATGCGCAGTACAGCTATTTCACGCAGTACATCGACATGGATGCGCTGGCGTACTACGGTATCCCGGTATGGGTGGCGCAGTACGAATACCCGGAGAACAGTCTCAAAGCGGAGTACCCTACTTGTCATCACGTCGCTTGGCAGTGGACGACGCACAACCAGACGCAGGACGAGAACGAATGGTATGGCTTCTGAGGAGGGATAGACATGGCACAGTATAAACTTTCACGTGACTTCACGAAGCTCGACGAGACGGCGGGCGTACTCTATGCAATGCCGGGCCAGTCGGTTGAGATCGCAACGGGCACGGATGAACCGACGAAGGATACGGGCTTCGTCCTTCATGGCAACTGCCCGTTCCCGTTCGCGGCGGATGCTATCTGGGCACGCGCGGCAGGTTCTCACGCGGTACTCAACGTCGTCGTCGGCAAGGTGCCGGTATAAGGCGGCGATGGTATGCGACGGACAGCAAAACACAATGCGACGGTGCTGAGTTTCGCGGACTTCTCAGGCGGCATCAACGTCATGACGACGGGCGACCTCATCGCGGCGAATGAGATGCAGCAGTGCCAGAACTTCTGGTTTCTCGGCAATCAGCGTTCCTTACAGCCGCGTGGCGGCATCTCGTCGATGCTCGGCAGTGCGGAGGCGGAAATCCTCTCAGTCTATTACGACAATGACAGCAACACGTTCCTCGCGTTCGACGTGAACGGCGGGGTCTATCACGTCAGTAGTGACGGCAGGGATCTCGACAAGGTCGGCACGCTCACAGGCAAGCAAAAGCCGGTCTGCGCGAAGTTCAAGGACGTCATCTGGATTGCGTCAGGCGGCAAGCTCCAGTTCTACGACTACACAGACAACTCGCTCTCGACGGTGCTCGATGGGCCGACGTGCGACATGGTCTTCCAGCGATTCGCGCGTCTCTGCGTCTCGATGAGTGGGACGGACCGCATCACATACTCGGCGACGGGCGACGGCACAGACTGGACACAGGACGACAACGACCTCTCGAAAAGCCAGTGGGTGGATGTCGGCTATGGCGATAGCGGCGATATCATCGCAGTCGCACCGCTTGCGACAGACCTCATGATTCTCAAGAACAATGGCATGATCTACCAGCTCACGGGCGACGCTGAGGTTGCTTCGTGGGCCATCTACCGCATCGCGACGGAGACGGACGCTGTGGGGCGTCAGGCGGCTCTGCCTATCGGCAACGACGTTGTCTTTATCTCACGCGGCGGTCTCAAGACGCTCTCCACGACGATGGACTACGGCAACATCGCAACGGCTGAGGTCGGGCAGAAGTTCAACCTGCTCGTCACGCAGTCGCAGTTCGACCCGCAGATGGTGCACTTGCGCCGCAGGAAGCTCTTGCTCGTGCGGCCGACAGAGGACAGGAGCTACTGGCTTGCCTACAACTACGCACTCGGCGCGGCGACGACGCTGCACTTCCCGTTGCAGGTCAAGGACATTGTGGAGACACAGGACCGGCTTATCCTCGCGGCGGGTGCGGCGCTCTATGAGATACTTGACACGAACATGACGGACGACGGCGCGGCCATCGACTACGCTATCCGGCTCAAGGATACGGTCAGCAGTGAGAAGATCATCGTGCGCAGTATCGACACGGATGCACAGGCGGAACAGGCTGGCACGGTCAAGGTCGACGTCGACAACATCGCGCTCGACATGCCGACGAACCGCCGCCGGAAAGTGCGCTGCAACCACACGACGCCAAAGATGGAGATCAGCCTTGCGGGCTCGTCGCCATTCCTCTTGAAGCACGTTCTCGTGGAGGTGGCTGATTTATGACGCTCGATGGATGGATAAAGCTCTACGAGAAGAAAACGAAGAGTACGTTCAAACCGCATCCAAACTTCAAGCTGTTGTTCTTCCCGGAGCGCGGCTTCTGTGAAGTGGCATTCGAGCCAAAGGTCCAGATGGTCATGGCCTATCAACTCTGCGGCGATGGGAAATTCTGGAAGCGCGTGCTCGATGCTCTGGCAATGGCGGCAGGGTACGAGCATTGCGGGGCCATCTGTATCCGGCACATCAAGCCGTATATACGGTTCTTCGGCTTCCACATCGTGCGCACGGAGCCGCTCCCTGACGGCACGTGCATCTACTATTGCAAGGACGGCGACGGCGCGACGGCTCGTTGTGCTCCAGCATGGAAGGAACAGGATGGCTATGCGTACTACGTGACATGGGAGGCAAAGAATGGGTAAACCATCAACACAGACAACGGACGGCATCAATTACGTGCCGAAGGAGATACGCGGGCTTCTCAATGACTATCAGGAGAACCCTGGAGATTTATCGGCTCGGCAGGCTATTTTCTCAAAACTTTATAATGGCGGTGGTGATCAGCAGAGATTAGCCATAAACTTGGCAGGAAATGAAAATGCGCAGGGATATGATGGGCTGCGAAGCCAGCTTATCTCTGCTTACACGCCGCAGGATCAGACGCTCTGGCAGGTACAACGTCTGGCACGCGGCAAGCGCCAGAATAACAATGTCCCGAACTTGGCGGCGGTACAGCAGGGCACGACACAGGCGTCTGCTCCGACACAGGCAGAAACGGGCGGTGTCTATCAAAATCTGCCACAGAACAGCGCTCTGCCGTTCTTCCGCGATAAGAACAACCAGTAAGAAGGTGAATGCATGGATATCATCATCAGCCCGGACATGCGGGCAATCAACACGGCGGTCTATCGGCGGTACTTCCGTCACTGCCGGTTCAAGGGTGGCGGCTCGACGACGGTCAACAACACATCGACGTACACGCCGACGGAATACGAATTGGAGATGCAACGGCAGGAGGCCAACTACTCCAAAGCTATCTCACCGAACGCGCTCGAACTTAACAATTTAGCGATGAACGTCCTCAAGAACTCGCTCGGCACGGTGCAGGTCGACTACAACGGCATGAACAAGACGGCGCAGAATCAGATTGCCAATGCAACGAGTGGCATGAACGGCCTCATCGGCAGTAACAACGCGGCGAACGCGGCGGCGAACAGCCAGCTCGGCGACGTTGCAGGGCGTTATCTCGGTCTTGCCAGCGGCACGGCGGGCAAGCTCAACAACGTCGGCAATATGTACAGCAACGCCAACAGCGCCGTGAACGGTACGATCGGCAACCTCGCCAGTCAGTATCAGGGGCTCGCAAGCAACACGGCTGGCCAGCTAGGCAATGTCGGCAACATGTACAGCAACGCAAATGCAGCGGCGAACAGCACGATCGGCAGTACAGCCGACCAGTATCAGAACATGGCCAACAAGGCGACGGGGCAGCTCGGCAACCTCTCGGGCATGTACTCCGGCGCTAGCACGACTGCAAATCATGCGCTCAACAATGTTTCAGCTGGATATCAGACGCAGGCGGACAAATACGCGGGGCAGCTCGGCAACGTCGGCAACACGCTCTCTGGCGCTGGCGGGACGGCCAACAAGACCCTCGGCAACATATCGAGCCAGTATCAGGGCATGGCCAACAGTCTGACGAACGGCCTCAACGACCTGACGAAGCAGTACAGCGGCAACGTGGCGAGCGCGAACAATGCCATCACGAATGCAGCGGACAAGTTCGGGTCCCTCTCAAACGACACGTCGGGCAAGCTCGGCAATCTCTCGGGCATGTACACGGGCGCGAACAGCACGGCGAACGGCGCACTCGCGAACGCTGGCAACACGTATGGGAGCCTTGCGCAGGGCAACCTTCCTTCTGCGTACCAGTCGAACATGGAGCGGTCTATCTCGTCGGCACTCAACAATACGATCGGGAAGACTATCAGCAACCTCGGCAACCGTGGCGTGCTCAACAGCTCGGTCACGTCGTCAGCACTCAACGATATCGAGAAGAACGCGGCGGACAGTGTGGCGAGCCAGTACCAGAACAATATCAATCAGGTGGCGAACCTCACGGGCCAGCAGGCCAATACAGCACAGCAGCAGATGGGCAATACGTTCAACACGGCGAATGCACTTGGCAACATCCTCAATCAGCAGCAGACTTTGCAGGGCAACGCCATCAACCAGCAGGCGAACGCGGCACAGCAGGGGCTCTCGAACAATGCCAACGCGGCCAACTTTGCGTCGAACGCGCTCACTCAGCAGAATAACGCGCAGAACAACGCGCTCGGTCAGCAGGCAAGCCTCGCGCAGCAGCAGTTCGGCAACACGGCCAACGTCTCGGGCGTACTTGAGAATATCTTTTCTCAGCAGAACGCCGCGCAAAATAACGCGCTCGGCCAGAAGGCAAATCTCTCTCAGCAGCAGATGGGCAATACGACGAACACGGCGAATGCACTTGGCAACCTCATCAACCAGCAGACTTCCTTGCAGGGCAACGCACTCAGCCAGAAAGCAAATGCGGCGCAGCAGCAGTTCGGCAATACGTCGAGCACGGCGGGCGCTCTTGGCAATCTCGCGACGCAGCAGAACTCTCTCTACGGCGATGCGATCTCCCGCATGATGCAGGCGGCACAACAGCAGTACGGCAACACGACGAATACTGCCGGAGCTCTTGGCAATCTCGCTACACAGGAGCATTCCGTCTACGGCGACGCGCTCTCTCAGCTCGCGAACGCGGCGCAGCAGAAGTACACGAACAGCATGAACACGAATAGCCAGAACAGCGGCCTGCTCTCGAATCTCATCAACTCGGCAACGACGCCGATCACGACGGCGAGTGTGGCGCAGGAGGCGGCACAGACTCCAGCCTCGAATCTCTGGAACATGTCGCTCGGTCTCAACGGCGCGACGAACAATGCACTCGTTGCGGCAGCTGGCAAGGGCACGACGAACAGCACGCAGACGAGCACGACGAGCGGCGGCGGTGGCGGCTTCCTCAGCGGCCTGTTTGGTGGCGCGGTGTCCGGCCTTATGGGCGGTCTCGGCTCGGCTTGGGGCTGCTTCCCTGCCGGTACGATGGTCAAGATGGCTGACGGCTCGGAAAAGGCCATCGAGCACATCGAGGTCGGCGACGAGGTCAAGGCGGACAGCGGCAAGGTGGAGAAGGTCAAGAGGCTCATGGAGCCGCACTACAACGATGTGTATGCAGTCATCTGCGAGAAGGGCCACACGAACACGACGACGACGCAGCCGCTCATGAAGCCGGATGGCTCGTACATCGACATGGGCAATCTCAAGATCGGGACGGAACTCAAGAACGTTGGCAAGGTGCAGAGTATCGTCTATAGCGGGGAACGCCGCGTGTACGACTTGCAGGTTGACGGCGAGAACAACTACATCGCAGACGGCTTCACCGCGCAGGGCGGCGATGACAGTTTCTGGACGGCATAAGGAGGAACGGACATGGCATACGGCAGTGGCGCGTGGCAGAACGACCCGCGCGTGGCAAATCGAGAGAATGACGACAAGAACGGCTTCGACCGCATGATGCAGCTGGCGGCCGTTGCGTCGATGATGGACAACAAGACGGCGTTGGGCTTCGGCCTCGGCAACCTCATCGCAAGCTACTTGGCAAAGCAGAGGGCGGCAAAGGTGGATGCGCTTGCCAATAGACAGAAAGAGATGGCAGAAGATCAGGCGGCGAATGCAGGTCAGCTCGCGGTACTCGGGCAGAACGGTGCGCCTGCGGGCAACCTGATTTCTGCTGGCATGGCTCCACAGCAGGCGGCAACGCTCGGCTCGACGGGCATGACGCCGGGTAAGTCCTACGCACTCGGCCTTGAACCGTATACGCGCACGGCTTGGCAGGACACGCCGACGAGCGCGGAGGTGCAGCAGGCGGCGGCCTCGGTCTTCGGCCAGACGCCGCAGGGCACGGCAGGGACGACGGTGAGCGCACCGACAACGCTGACGCTCGTCAACCCGGCAGGCGCACAGCAGTTCCAGTGGCCTTCCGTCAATACGGACTGGCTCCATAGAAATTCGTGAGGGGTGAGAGTATGAACGTCAATCAGGCAGTGGAACAGGCGGCAAGTAAAGCGGCAAACACGTATGGCAACATCACGCCGGAAGAGGTACAGCGGGCGGCACAGTACGCATTCCGTGCGCCGACGCAGGACGATATCATCCGCTATATGATGGGGCAGGGGGCGGCACAGCAGGCCGTCTCTTTGCCGTCGCCGGATGAACAGGCGGCTATGATGGCGGGCACACCAGCGCCAGTACAGCAGGCACCGACGCCGCAGGAACAGGCGGCGGTTGCCACTCAAACTGCGCCAGTCGCTTCACAGGCGGCTTCGACGGCGGCACAGGTACAGAACAGTACGCCGGACACGGTAGGCGCTCAGGCGGCACCACAGACGGATTACAGCCAGCAGCTTAACGATGTGATCGCGCAGGCGAATCGTGTCGGCATCGGGGCGCCCATGTCGCTCGGCGAGCGTGGCGTGCTGTCTCAGATTCTCGGCGCGAAGGACATGTACAACGTGGCACAGGATGACAACGGCAGGGCGGCGGCTCATGCGCTCGCGGATGCGTACCGTCAGGCGGGCCAGCAGTACGGCCTCAACGATACGTCGGCAGGACTCGACGCGACGCAGCTTCGCGCACTCTTGCAGACGGACTACGACATGGGCGTCAACAATGCGATGCAGGGCAAGACATCGGCAGAGTATTTCGATGACCAGTACAACGCACTCCGTCAGGCTGGACTCACACGGAGCGAAGCGACGGACGAGGCGGCACGCAGGGCGCAGCGTTACCAGAACGAGCGCGTGCGCAACCTCACGAATGCCTTCTACACGTATGGCGTTGATCGCGACGGCTCGATGAACAACAATGGCGCGGCAATCCTTAACCTCATCTATGACGAACAGCCTGCTTCGGCGGCGATGGGGATGCAGAACTATGCAACGCCTATCCAGAACTGGAAGTTCGGCAAGAATCAGGAAGCGGCGAACAATGCGTACCAGCAGAAACTCGATTATGGTCAGCATACATTTGACTGGACACGTATCCTCAATAACGACAAGTTCACGGCACAGGAGAAGATGCAGGCCATTGCTGGTGAATTGCAGAAATACCTTACAAACCTCAAGATCAACGCAGATTTGCAGAAAGCACAGATTGGCGCAGATACAGCCGTACAGGTGGCTAACATCAGGGGCGCAGGCAAATCAGGAGGTAGCTCGGGCGGCTCTAGTGGTTCCGGCGGCGACGGTAAAGCACCAACGGATGCACAGAAAACGTTGATGGAGAATGCTGAAGACATTTACCGAAACTCTAGCAATAGCCTGGATAACGTTGGTGAGGCAATCGCAAACCTTGACAAGATTGAACAGAAACTTCCTGATGGAGACGTGCGTCAGAGAATCGAGGATATGAAGTATGCACTCAATGCTCGGCGCGAGTTCGTATCTTGGAACGACCACGGCAGAACGGGGAGCGCGGACAATGCCATTGATTATTACGACTCGGTGAGCGACGCCAACAAGGACCTCGTCAGCAACCTCAAAGGTCTTTACGACTCTGCTTCTCACTCATAAGGGGGAATTTGCAAAATGAGCAAAGCCTATGATTATTTCAGGGAAATATCGGCAAACAACAACGACATGATTATGCCGAATGATACTGATATTACTGACGATTCAGGGCGTATCCATGACGCTACAGGGATAAGCGAAGGGCTCGGTGGATTCTTGGCGAATCTGCTCATGCCTGGTTTTAGTACGGCGTTATATCGCCCGTCTGTCCAGAATTTTGTCGGCGGACTTGAAGGCGACGCTGGCGGCGCTGCTAATTATCTAGGTGCGTTCGCAAAATCACAGGGCGAAATTGACCCCGACACGGGGTGGAACAGTCTTGGTGACTGGCTCATCAACAACGGCACTTACTGGAATGACCGTGCAGATGACGTGCAGCAGCAGTTTGGTACATTGAACCGATACCAGAACGAAGGTATCTTGCAGCGACTCACTGACACGGACTACCTGACGGATTCGCGCGGCCTCATGGCTGATGTTTTTAATGGGGCTGGTAGCTCTGTTCCGTTTATAGTGACCGGTGCCTTGACACCTGAGATTGGTATCGGCGGCGCACTCGCTCGCGGCGCAGGCGGTCTTCTGGAACGCATGGGAATGTCTACTGCTGGCCGTGCTGTTGCTTCTGATCTTGTGCAGTCTGGCGCGAATGACTTCGCTCGCTATGCGCTGACGGGCGGCCCGCTGGAAGCTGCTATCAATGCAGGTGGTATCTACGATGACTTGAAGAATCAGGGGCTCTCTGACTCGGAGATCTTCGGCAAGATGAACAGTATGATCGGCGAAGAGTTGCCTGTTGATATGCTCACGTCCGGCCTCTATGGTGCTGTCCTCGGCGGCAACACGTTCAGCCGCCTCGGACAGGGTGGTTGGAAGCGTGCGATTGCGGCGAATGCTCTCAATACTCCGGCCGATATGCTCGGCGAGTATATGCAGGAGATGACGCAGCAGCAGCTCCAGAACAAATACAGCGGCAAGCCGTATGGCACGTTCTGGAACCCGACTGAGGACGAGATGCAGGCTGGTCGCGCTGCGGCTATGGGCACGCTGCCGATGGGCATGTTCGGTTCTGCTCGTGGTGTAAGAAACTCCCGCCGCGCGGCTATGGCTGCGGAAGATGGTGGCTCGGTAACAGGGCCGGAACCTGTCACGCCGCCTGCTGTCCCCGACCCGGATGTCGACCCAGTAGAAGCGGCTCAACTCACGGGCAAGAACGACGATGTGCCGACGGCTGACGGTATCGACGTGACGAACCTCGACCCGCAGCAGTACACGCAGTGGTACGGCGACAAGCTCAAGTCGCAGGGCATCGACGTGCCGGATGCGACAATCACGGTGCAGACGCCAAAGGCACAGCAGACGAGCGGCGCGGGCAGTAACGCAACGTCCGGCGCTCCGTCTTATGATGCGTCGGCACTTGAAGGTGCTCCACAGTACACGATATCGGACGAGGTATCCAGTACGAACGTCACGCCGCTCACGGACCAGAAGATGCGCCTGCTTGATTCTGCGTACTACAACAAGTACGGCCAGCACCTCTATATCACGTCGATGAAGCGCAACGGCAACCCTGACGAGAGCTGGCATAACAGCGGGCAGGCGTTCGACACGGCAGACGACAATCTTGCAAACAACAAAGAGGCGCGTGATTGGCTCGTCAGCGAGGGTGAGAAGCTTGGCCTTACGCCGCTCGATGAGTATGAGAATCCGTCTGCTCACGCAACGGGCGGCCATATCCATTTCTCTGACCACGGTGACCCGATTCCAGAAGGCGCAACGCAGAACACGCAGGCTCAGGATACGCAGGAGACAGCCAACAACGGCGGCGCTCCGGCGGCTGACATTTCGAGCCTGCCGGTTGGCGACATCGCTACGGCTATCGCGCAGAACACGGGACTCCCTGCCAACTTCATCTGGGCGCAGCTGTCCCATGAGAGCGACGGCGGCAACAGCAAGCTCGCGCGTGAAGATCACAACTACGGCGGCGTCAAGGGTAACGACGGCGAATATCTCCACTTCGACAATGACCAGCAGTTCATTGACTACATGTCGAACTACTACCCGAAATACCGCGAGGACGGTATCTACGACGCACAGACGGCTGACCAGTTCGCCGAAGCGCTCCAGCATGGCGGCTACTTTACGGCAGACCTCGGCGAATACGAGGGCGGTATGCATCGCTACCTCGAACAGGCGGGCCTTTCGGACAGTGGCACGGCGGGCGCCCCGACTGAGAAGCAGAGCACGGTCAACACGATGACGCAGCAGCAGTTCGGCGACATGCTCAACGAGAAAATGATTGACTTTGCGGGCACGAACGACGATACCGTCAAGACGGTGTTCAATGACATGTCTACGAGCAAGGATAAGGCGCTCGTCAGCCTCTTCGCTCCGTACATGCAGGACGGCGTTTTTGCTAACACGGCGGCGAATCGCACGGCGCTCGTCAACAATGACGGCTTCAAGAAAGCAATGGCCATGTTCCTCTCGAAGCATCTCAGCGACTACGCTCCGGCATTCGAGAACGGCCGCATCTCGTTCCAGCAGGCAGAAGACGCGCTGCGTCCTCGCCATCAGGTGCAGGCCGCGCAGACGGCGCAGGCACCGAACATCCAGACAGCCGCTTCTCCCAAAATGGAGGCGGCTGCTATACAGAACGTTCTTTCCTCGTTCGCACAAGACAAGAAGAATGTAGCTCGCACGGAACAAGAGGCGAATCTCTTTGATGATATGCTCGATGCAGATGACCACTTCATCGACACGCCGAAGAACCGTCAGACTCTGCTGAAGAACTACGGGGCGCAGCTCCAAAACTATGTAGATGATGTGATGACGCCTAGCCTCGATGATCGTGTAAATCAGGCCATCGAACAGGCGGTGCAGAATAAAGACCTCAACCGCATGAACATCTTGACGCAGGCGAAGCAGGCGAATGATACAGCCACACTGGAAAAGCTCGTCGGCCCGCAGACAAAGCAGCATGTTGATATTGCTGCGATGCTTACGCCTGCCAATACGGATGTGAAGAATCATGTCAGCTCTATGATGCAAGGCAACGCGCCGGTGCACCAGACAGCTACGATGGAACATCAGGCACCACAGAACGAGGTGGCTTCTACGGTGCAGGGCAATACGCCAGTACAGCAGGCACCAGCCACGGAAAATGAAATGCCGCAGAGCAAAGTGGCTTCTACGGTAGAGGCCAATATGCCGGCTAATCAGGCCCCTGTCCGCATGGACAACCAGCAGGCCGGACAACAGGACACTCCCCAAAAGCAGGACAACGTGACGCCACTACCGACACAGGAAGCACAGCAGAGCGAGGGCGTGCGCATCGCACAGCCACAGCCGACGATTGACGAGCAGAACGCGCAGATGGATGCGCGTATCGCCGCGATCAAGAAACAGCCACTGGCACAGCGCAAGGCGCTCGGCCAGCAGTATCTCGATACGTTGCGTCAGAACAACGTATCGTTCAGTGAGAAGAAACTGGCAAAGCCACTCATGGATGGCGAGCCGGAAGCGCTCGAATATGCACAGCGCGCGCATGGCGACCTGCTCAACACAATCACGCCAGCAGAGGCGGCGGCCGCGTCTCAGCACGCACCGCGCACGATTCAGGCGGCGACGACGGCTAGACTTGCCAATATGGTCAGCGAGATTACCAGCGGCAACACCTACAAGAATGCCAGCCCTGTAGGTAAGCTGGCCTATCTTGCGGCGGCGAGCGGCCACGCTAAGACGGTCGGTGCAGATGAATCGGTAAAAGCTATCGACAGTATCATCGCCGACGTCCGCAAGAAGGCAGGGTTCTCCGGCAAGGGCACGACGGAAGGTATGACGCCGGAGCAGAAGGACGAGTTCTACAACGCCTTCTATAAGCAGTCGCTCGACGATGCAACGGCCATCCGCAAGGAAGCGGCAGACGAGAAGCCTGCTAACCTCAAGAGCCTCGACAACACAATCGAGATGTTCAAGCAGGAACTTGCCAATAGCAAGCCGACGAAGGAAGCAAGAAAGGAAGTTACGCATGAGAGTACGCAGAGTAAGAATCAGCAGAAGTCGGACGAAGGCACCAAAAATCAAGATCAGCACGCCGAACCTGAACCGCGCAAAACGGCAGACACTCAGCGCGAAGCCGAAGAAGGTGAAGTAAGCACCGACCGTAAGGCATACATTGGTGGCTTGAGGGATAAGCTGAAAGACAGCTACAATGAAACGCTTAACGAAACGTTCGAGCACAACGGCAAGACTGTAACTCGCGGCGGATTCATCGAAGATATGGTGAAAAGAGGGGAACCTCTCAAGTCTAGGCAGAATGAACATCCGAAGTACAGAATCTTTTCCCTTGATGGTCATGACCTCAGCCCGGTAGAGTATTCATACTATGATTACTTGACGGTCAAAGACAAGAGCACGCAGGAGCTTGCAAAAAAAACAATGCTCCCGGGCAGCGCTGACTGGATTACGGCGCATCCATTCCATTACGACAAGTCCAAGACTGTTGAAGAAAATTCCGCAGAGGCGACGCGCATCGCCAAAGCGTACCGCAACGTGTTCGGCGAGACGGTGGCGATCAACACGCCGGAGCGTAAAGCTCTCCGCCGCCGCATCATTGAAGAACTTTACGGCAAAGGCGCGGAGAAGAAAGAAAGCAAAGCGTTCATCGTCATTGGCCTGCCTGCGTCTGGCAAATCCTCGGCGGTAGCAGAACCACTCGCCAAGAAGTATGGTGCACTCATCATTGACAGCGACGAGGCAAAGGAACGCCTGCCGGAGTTCACGGACGGTCTGCTGGCTGACGCGGTGCATGAGGAAAGCTCAAAGATTGCTATCGCTATTCGTGCTAATGCGATAGGAAACGGTGATAATATTGTTCTTCCGCTTGTTGGCAGGACAGAGTCAAAACTGAAAGACCTTATCTCGCTGCTTAAGACTAATGGCTACGAGGTGAACCTTCATTATGTAGACCTTCCTGTAAATAAAGCTGTAGAACGTGGAAAATCTCGTTTTGCGGAGACTGGACGTAACGTGCCGCTTGATTACATCCGTAGTGTCGGTTTGCAACCAAAGCACAACTTTGATAAACTAAAAGTAGATAAGGAGGTAGATTCGTATGGCGAATGGAGCAACGATGTGGATCGAGGACAGCGACCTCGACTTCTCGAAGAAAGACCCACGGGACTATACTCCGAAAGTGAACTGGCTGGACGAAGACAGCGGGTTTTACTCAGGGATGGCAATGTCGGAGAAGATTCTGAACAGAATCAAAAAGCTCAAGGCCGAGGGAAAGACTCCGCAGACAAAGTAACAAGCAAAGAGAACCGTTCTGGAAAGCAGGACGGTTTTTCTGTATCCGAATCGTCGCCAATGGGCAAACCTATCCACGGCCGCACGGGCAAGGAGACAACAGTCGTCACGGACAGCGGCAAGGAAATCCGCGTGCGTTATCGCCTTGTACCTTCCTATAAGGTCATCACGTCACATGACGCAGAGACGATGACGCCGAATAAGGCGTATCCGCAGGAGTTGCAGCCACGTGATCGTCAGCGCGTATCCATGCAGGAGCAGGTTACGACGATGGCGAACGAACTTCGCCCGGCTGACCTCGGCGCAGGCCGCAACCTCAATCAGGGAGCGCCTATCATCAGCAAGGATGGCGTCGTACTCAACGGCAACGGCCGCGCTATGGCCATCCAGAAGGCTACGGCGGCGGGTGGCGACAAGGCAACAGCCTACCGCAAATACATCTTCGAGCACTCGAAAGAGTTCGGTATTTCTAGGTCAAACCTCTCACAGATGCGCAAGTATATGCTTGTCCGCGAGGTAGTAGACGATATCGATGCGGAAACGATGCAGGATATCATCGGAAGTACGGCTGGCGGTTCCCGCATGGGCGCAAGTGAGCAGGCAAAGGCAGATGCGAAGAAAATCAAGCCGCGTGACCTCGACTCTTACGTTGATAATGAGCAGGGCGACCTGACGACGGCGGCAAATCAGGACTTTGTGGCCCGCGTGCTCTATCGCATCGTCGGCAAGAACGAGCGCAACGCTTACACGGACGAGCACGGCAACGTCAATGCAGACGGCATCCAGCGCGTCAAGCGTGCCCTGTTCTCGCTGGCTTACAACGACGATGGCCTCATCGACAAGATGGCAGAGAGTACGGATGACAATATCCGCAACGTCTCGCGCGGCCTGATGAGTGCGGCCCCTGCTTTTGCCCGCGTCAACCTTGCCGTCAAGGATGGGCAGGCGTATGAGTATGACGCAGGAAAGACTATCTCTGACGCCGTCAAACATCTCGATGCACTCCGCCGCGAGGGCAAGCCGGTCAAGGATTATCTCAACGAGCAGAGCATGTTCAGCGAGTATCAGGATACGGACGAGGTGCGCGAGGTGCTACGCTTCTTCGACGAGAACAAGCGTAGCGGCAAGAGGATTGGCATCTTCCTCAATGACATGGCAAAGTCTATCTTGGAGCAGGGCAGTCCAAACCAGACGTCTCTGATGGACGGCGGAAGCGCAACGCTCGGCGAGATCATCAAGTCGGCAGAGCGTGTAGCACGTGACGGCACGAGGGCGGCAAGCTTATTTGACGACAAAGAGGAGAGTCACGTTGATGTAGCGAGAAGCAAGGCTTCCGTTCAGGGTGACTTGAAAAAAATCGGTAAACGTGTCGTATTCCTGCCAGACAACTCACTTACATCTCGCGAGAAAGGAATCAAGGAATTTGGCGAAAAGATGGGACTCAAGGTCGTGTTCTTTGAAGGCCCGTCGAATCTTCACGGCATGTACGAGAACGGTGTGAGCTTCATCAACCGCAGTTCTTCTACATCTGCGCCGTGGACGTTCTGGCATGAAACATTCCATTGGCTCCGCCATAACAATCCAGAGCTTTATCGTCAGATGGTCAGTGCTATCGGCAAGAAGCAGGCATTCTCGTCGGAACAGTTGCAAGCATACCGCGACAAGACAGGGCGTCAGGCTCTCTCTGATGCGGACGTCATCGAGGAGATGCTTGCTGATGCAATGCCGGACGTACACAAGCGCGTCTCGCTTTTCCGCGATCTTGGTAAAGCAGATGCGTCTTTGTTGCAACGTTTTGTTGGATGGCTGCGCGATGCGATGCGTGCATTCCATGATGCGCTCACGGGCAGGAAAGCTAGACTCAGCGAGGCACAGAAGGCTGCCATGCGTGACGCCTTGGCCAATATTGCGGCAGACTTACGCGATAGCAACGGCAAGCACATCTTCAAGGTCAACGGTGCAGAACGCGAGATCACAGCGGCAGATGGAACGAAGCTTTCTTATCCAGCTAGATTCTCTGGCAAGCAGGAAGCGCCAACCATCTTCACCGCAGAGGACAGGCTCAAGGCTGACAGCAAGGCTTGGAAGGGAACGCTTCGTAATGCATGGAAAGGCGATATGCCGGACACGACTATGCTGCCTGTAATGCAGACGCCGTTGGTGCTTAAGTTGGTTGGCGCGCCGGATTATCCGATGGTGATGCGGCAGAGCAAACTGATGAAAATAAAAAAAGATCATCCAGAGATGACAAAAGCAGTCTTGAATAAACTGCCAGAGCATCTGGCTGACCCTATGATTATTTTCAAATCTACTACAGTCCCGGGGCGTTTAGTGGTTGGACTTGATCTGAAAGATACAGCTGGTATCAACGTTGTTGTACCTATAGAGCTTAATGCAAAGGATGGTCGTCTCGACGTTAATGTTCTTACATCTGCATATGGGAGAGGAGAAAACGGTCACACAAATGTACAGTATTCTTGGTTCTGGAAGAATATAAATGAAGGGAACGCGATATATGTAAATAAAAAACAGGCCGCTGACTTCTACCAGTCCGCCGGGCTGCAATTGCCCATGGAGGGTAGAAGGTTCAGCGACCTCTTTGGCTCTAGTATAAAGACTGACGCCGATTTAGTCAAGAGCCGCCGAGAAAATCCTGTCCGCTATTCTCTCGACGCGAACGACAACAGCACGCCATCTCTGCTCACCCGTGCATACAACCATCTCACAGGACGCAAGGATGCCGCATCACATGACAAGAATGTCAAGGCAATGCTGGAAGATATCACGAAGATGCGGATCCGCTTCGGCAAACTTGACCCGAAAACGGAGACCGTGTTCAAGAAGTTCGAGGGCGTCATCCGCGCTCGCAATGCGAACGAGTGGGAGAAGGTGCTGCCGGAGGCAGGGCGTGCCATTGCAGATAGGCTCAACCTGAAGCCTAGCGAGGACATGAACAACTACATCGCGAAGTGGCTTCTCGACGAGGCAACGAATGATACCAGTCAGGAAGCGAGCGACTTTGCGGCGGCACTCAAGAACGACCCGGTTCTCAGCGATCAGCTCGTTGACCTGAAAACTCTCTTCAATGAACGCAACAACCGTGAAGCGGATGAAGTCGTGCGCGATGCTATCCAGTACGAAAAGCCGAAAGAGCGCACAACACTCACGAAAGCATGGGAAACGTTCTACGACGAGATGATTGAAGAGCTAGGCCCTGTCAAGCGAATGGTGAAGCGTGTGCAGGAGAAGAGCGGGCAGGAACTCGCGGCGTCGGTCAACCCATACATTGCGCTTCGCCTCTTCCGTGGTAACGCAGGGCGCGCCATGACGATGATTGAGGGCAGGAGTGAAGCGGCAGTCAAGGCGCTTCAGACGAACTACCCGGGCGTCAACTTCGAGGGCTTCAAGACTCTGCACATGATTCTGGACGAGTGCGGCGCTCTCCATAACGAAAAGCGCATGAAGGATTTCCTCGCCTTTGCATTGGCTTGCCATGTAAAGGACATCCATACACTCAACAATCGACTTCGCAAGAGTCAGCAGCACCTTCAGAACAGGCTTGATGCTACGGACGACATTAACGAACGGGAAAAGATTCAGGCGAAGATTGATAAGGCCGAGCAGTCCATCATGGAAGTTCCTCACACGGAAGATGGCCTTGAACTCACTGAAGATCGGTGCAATAAGGTCATGATGAAGTACATGAAGGAATACGGCGAGGCACAGCAAGACCTTGTCCATTTCTCAAAGGTAACGACTTCTATCCTCTATGATGCAGGCGTCATCAGCAAGAAACGCTACAAGGAGCTGCAAAAGAGATGGCCAAACTACATCCCAATGTTCCGTGTATTCGAGGATAATGAAGAGGTGGACTTTGGCGACAGCCTCAAGCACATGCACGGCTCGTCGCGCCGTATCATCAACCCGCTTGACTCCATCATCCGCAATACGTATGACTTCGTCAAGAAAGCCGAGAAGAATAAAGCACGTCAGCTTCTGGCAAACCTCACGCGCATTTCTGATGTCGGTGAGTACATCGAGGAAGTTGACAACTCGAAGCCGAACGACAAGACGACAATCACCTTCTACGAGGACGGCAAACGCAAATACTTGCAGACGGACCCGGACATCGTGAAGGCCGTCAACAACATGGGCCGCGCAGAAACCAACTTGGTGCTTCGCCTGCTTCATGCTCCGGCTAAGATTGCCCGTGCTTGCTTTACGACGATCAATCCATCGTTCGCTCTTCGCAACCTTATTCGTGATGCGACGGATGCTTCAATCTACAGCAAGTACGGCTTCAAGCCTTGGGATTTCGTCCGTGGCTTCCTGCACGCCGTCCATCAAGATGAACTTTTCTATGAATGGCTCTCGTCCGGTGCAGCACAGGCCAGTGCAATCTCGCTTGACCGCGACTACACGCAGGCCACGCTGAACCAGATGACAAAGACATGGAAAGAGCGCCTCCTCTCGAAGAAGTTCCTTCCTGCTATTCTCGAAGGTATGCAGATGGTTGGCGAGTACTCCGAGTACGGTACGCGCATTGCGGTTTACGAACGGGCAAAGAAGAAGCTGGCAGGCGAGAACGGCCCGCATCCGGCAGCTTATGACCTCGCCTCGGCGGCACTGGAAAGCCGCGACACGGCAGACTTTGCACGCGGCGGACGCGGCAGCCGCTACTTGAACAACGTGGTAATCTTTGCCAATGCGTCTATTCAGGGCTTCGACAAATTCTTCCGCACGTTCGACTTCCGCAAGCCGTACCGCAAGGAATCCATGAAGGCGCTCGCACGTCTCTTCCTCTGCGGCATGCTGCCCGCTCTGCTGCTTGCTGGCATCCATTCCGGCGATGACTGGTGGGAAGAGCTGCCGGATTGGCAGAAGGAGACGAACTGGATTCTTGGCAAGGTCGGCAATACGATCATCCGCATTCCGAAAGGCCAGGATATCGGTCTGCGCTTCTTCTCGAATCTCATTGAGAAAGCGATGGATAGGAGCAAGCATAAAGCTGGCGACTACTTCAAACCTGTTTGGGATTCACTGCCAGACATGATTCCGACGGCACTCTTGCCAATCATCGAAGCGACAGCAAATCACAGTTACTTCACGGGCGCTCCGGTCGTACCGAAGTACCAAGAGAAGCTTCCGGCATATCTCCAGTTTGGCAATGAGACGTCCAGCTTTGCGAAGTTTGTCGGCAAGGTCATCGGCGTATCGCCGCGTAAGGTCGAGCATGTCCTGTTCGGCTACACGGGCAACATGGGCAAAGGGCTGCTTGGCGTGTATGATACTATCGTCGGCAACCAGAGCCTTAACACGAACTTGAACGAAGCGCCTGTCATCAGCGGCTTCACGGCTATACCGTACAAGCAGAGCAAGACGGTCAACGACTTCTATGATAAGTTCGACGAGCAGCAGCGCCTCAACGAGGAGTTCAAGCTCACAAAGAAAAAGCCTGATGGTTATGACCCAGCGCTCTACAAGCGCATGACGAAGGCACAGCAGGAGCTGTCCAAAATCAACAAGCAGGAGCGTGCTGCTATTGATGATCCGAAGATGGATTCGGGCATCCGTGAGCAGAAGCAGCTTGGCTACCAGCAGCAACGCCTCTCTGTAGTCAGGAGAGTCATGGGACAATAACACACTATATCAAGAGCAATTTGCAGAATATGTAAGTTGCTCTTTTTTATTGGGAGGAACGCATATGGCAAGGCCGCCGCCGCAATCATCGGCCGCATATCTACTACTATACGAGGTACAAACTATGACATTGAATGATGCAGCTACAATTATCTCGATCACGGCGACGTGTGGGGGCATCTTCTATAAAGCATGCCTCTCTCCACTTGAGAGGAGCATTGATAAGCTGTCTAAGCTCATTGACGAGCAGTCCGAAGTTGTTGCGGGCCATCGTGTGAAGCTCGCGGAGATTGAGTCGTCATGCCACTCGGCGCACCATCGCATTGACCGCCTTGACCATATCGTCGACGAATGGAAAGGAGGCAGACAATGAAAGACAAGATTGTCCGCTTCTCAGCGTGGGCGCAGAAGAATTGGCTCGCGCTCGTCATCTTCCTGTCCGTGCTCATGATGCTTTTCCTCTGTGCCGTTATGTTCTCATGGCTCTACGGCTACTGGAGCAACGCGCTCAAGGGCACGCACTTCGAACTTGCTTCGTGTTGGCAGGGCATTACGGTCGTCTGCACGGGCATTGCGGGCGTCGTGGCCTTAGGTAAAGCGTGCTGGACGAAGTACGGCATGGACTCGCGCTATAACAGTGAGCAGGGCAAGCCGCTCGGCAGTGTAGTTGCCAGCACGATGGCAAAGAAAGGATGA